CACCACAGCATCGGCTACGGCTGTTGCCGACACGATTACCGCAATCAAGTTCGGCACCTATCAACTGGGCGCGAACGACACCACCCGGCCCACCGGCTATCGGAACATCGCTACGGTCGTCGTAAAGGATACTGTCGGCGGCACAACGACCTACGTGGCCGGCGTCGACTACGTTATCGATTCGATCCGTGGCACGATTACCTTTATCGAAGGCGGCACGATCACCGAGGGGAACCCGGCCTACATCACATACAACGTTGGCGTTTCGACCCGTACGCAGGTCGTGTCCAGCAACGATGTCATCGAAGGGGCGCTGTGGTTCAAGGCTTTCAACCCGAAGGGGCCGAAGATCGACTACTTCATGCCGTACGTCTCTCTGGCACCGGACGGCGATTTCGCGCTCAAGGGCGATGACTGGCTGAAAATTACTTACTCGCTGGATGTTCAGCGCAAAGGTGGTCTGGCCCGCGTTTATGCGGATGGCCAGGCTGTCGCAGCTTAAGGCGAGGTCAAAGGGATGAGCCTCAAAGCTATTGCGCTGCAAACTCAAGGACGGGTTGAAATCAAGGGCGTAGATCCGATCACGGTCTATGGCCTAAGCCCGTCCGATATTATCGGTCTGATTGATCGTAACCGGGCGTCGGCCGACAAAATGTTTGCCGACGTGTCCGGCGACAAGACCAATGTCCTCCTGACCAATCCGTCAGCTATGGCCGGCAAACTCTTCAAGGATGCGCCGACACTCGTGGCCGACGCTATCGCCGTCGCGACCCGCAATCCGACCGAGATTGAGGAGGCGAGAGACCTGCCAGTCGGTCTTCAGATCAAACTGATCGAGGAAATCCTGAGGGTCACTGCGTTCGTGGAGGGCGGCCTGGGGGAGCTATTGGAGATCGTCATCGGCGCAATGCGCGAGGGAACAAGCGTCGTCAAACAACTGAAGAGCGTCCCACGCTTTCAGGATGGATCGCCGGAGTCCGAAGGCAAGTAAGCCTTTTGCTCGCGAACGGACATACCGACGCTCAGTTCTATCCATTGTGCCGGGTTTGGGAAGAAGCGGCAATCGTCGTCGAGCGGGAAAATTCCCGGATCAAGACGGACGCCATTCTCACCAACCAGGCGGTCTCAACAGCAATCGCGACAGCCTTCGGCAACAATCGGGCGCAGAAAAACTTCCAAAAACTTCTAGACGAAATGAGTGACGCAGATGGCTAATCGAGAAAGGGACGTATCGCTAGTCATTCGTGCGAAAGAGCAATCCACGAAGGCGATCGCCGCTGTCGAAGATGCACTCAACGATCTCAAGAAGGCCCAGGAGTCATTCGGCGCGTCCGCGACCAAGGGCAGCAGCCTGGTCGAGCGTCTCAAGGCTTCATACTCAAACCTTGGCAAAGAACTCAGAAGCCTGGCCGCTCTCGACAAGGTTGCCGTCAATATGGACAAGGCGGCCGGTGCCGTCGGCCGTCTTGATGCTGAAGTCAAAGCGACTGCCGCTAGCCAGGTGCAACTGAGTGAAGCGGTCTCGGCGGCAGCCGCCAATACGGCCCGACTCAAAGCTGCCGCAGATGAAGCCGGCGCGGCCTATGCGCGCCAGCGCGCCGTAATCGCAGGGCTGACGGCAGAGCAGAAGAAGGAAAAGGACACGGTAGATGCGTTGCGTGCATCCCGTGACAATCTGAAAAAAACTTTTGCCGCCGCAACCTCCGCAGCTGATCAGGCGCAGCGCGCCGAGGGCGACCTGAATAAGCAATTGAGCCGCAGTCAGGCCGTTCTCAACGACCAGCAGCAAGCACTGGCCGAAGCCAATGCGGAACTATCTCAGATCGCAACACTGGCCGGTAAGGCATCCGCCGCGCTGGGCGGCGTTGAGGCTACACAGAGCGCCGTTGCGCGCGCGTCTGCCCGGGCAACGGCGGAAATGGAGCGCACAGCGGCGGCGCTCCAACAGGTCAAGAGCGCTTCTGGTGACCGGCGTCTTTTACAAGGCGGCAATGTCCTCACAGACGACAGCCGCACCAATGCCGTCCAGGCCCTGAAAGTCTATCGTGAAGCCGAAGCCGAACTGGCGCGCCTCGCTTCGGTGATGGAGTCGGCGGGGCAGGTTAGTGAAGAAATGCGCCGTGATTTCGATCTGGCATCGGCAGCGGCGGCAAAGTCGGCGGATGATTATCGCCGGATGCGCGATGCGCTCAATGAGGCTACCGCTGCCCGTCGGGCGGCGAAAGCGTCAGGTGCGGCGACCTCAACGTCGAGCGCATCTGGCGGCACGACGAGCGGTGCCGGTATTTCGGGTGTGCCAACGGCCGTACCGAACTCAATGCGCGAGGCTACCGTCGCGGGCAATGCGCTGCGCGATGCGTTCAAGGGAATTTATGGTGAATCCCGTACCGCCATGAACCTGTTCCAGCGGATGCGTGGCGAAATCCTGTCGCTGACGGCCAGTTTTGTCGGACTCTATGCGGCTATCGAAGGTGTGCGCTCGGTCATCGATACGGCAATAAAGTATCAGGCGACCTTCAATAGCTTGATGGTCGTCACGGGCGGAAACTCGTCGAAGGCCCGGGCGGAGATGGAATATCTTCAGGCTGAGGCTGCTCGACTGGGTATCTCTTTCACCACGCTCGCCACAAACTACGCAACCTTCGCGGACGCGGCGCAGGGTGCAAATCTGTCCATGAACGATACGCGCCGCGTGTTTAAGGCGATCTCCGAAGCCGGCGTTGTAATGAACGTGTCCGTTGAGGATATGCAGGGCATTTTCAAGGCCCTTGGCCAGATCATGTCGAAGGGTAAGGTTCAGGCCGAAGAACTGCGTGGTCAGTTAGGTGACCGGATGACCGGTGCCTTCCGATTGATGTCGCAAGCCCTGGGTGTCACGACCGGACAACTCGACAAGATGTTGCAGCAAGGACAGGTTCTTGCCGACCGGTCCACAATCGTCAATTTTGCCGACACCGTGAGCGCGCGCTATGGAAAGCAGCTTCCCGAGGCCCTGCAGGGCGCAAATGCGGAAATTGGGCGCTTCCAGAACAATTTGGTGCAGGCACAAAAGAACGTGGCCGACGCCGGTTTCCTCGACGCCTTTATCGCGAGCCTGAGGAAGCTCAACGAGTGGTTCCAGTCTGACGATGGCAAACGGTTCTTTGAGGGCATAGGGATCGCGCTTGGAAAGCTCGTCACCGTCCTGCCACCTGTTATCGAGAATATCGGGGCTATCGTTTCGCTATTCCAGGTGTTCGCCGGTCTAAAGTTGGCGCAAGTTTTGCTGAGCCTGACGCCGGCATTCCTCTCGGTGGGCAGTTCTGTCGCCGGAATGCGCACGGCGTTCCTGGCGGCGCGCGCCGAAGTCATGGCAATGACGGTTGCCATGCAAATCAATAGTATCGCGGCGACGGGCGCGGCGCGGGTCGGCTACGCAGCAGCCACGGCAGGCTTGCTGACCTTCCGTGGGGCGATTGCTGCCACCATAGCCGGGGTCCGGGCGCTTACGGTGGCCATCGCTGCAAACCCCATCGGACTGTTGATCACCGGTCTGTCGGTGCTGGCGTCGTTCATTCTGCCCGGGATGCTCACCTCGACAGACAAATTGTCGGAAGCTCTGAACACGCAAAACGACATCATGGAGAAGGTGCGGGCAGCCTACGCCAAAGGCGCCGACTCTCTTGTCGAGTTCAAAAAGAACCTGGACGGTGTAAGCGAGTCCACGATTATCGTGGAACTGGCTAAGGTGCAGAAGGCCTTTGCCGACTTACAAGACCAGGCGCGTAAGCCTTTTGCCGACGACAATCTGGCGCACGTGTTCACTGGCTTTTCCGATGACTTGGTTAAGGTCCGGCAAAAGCTTTATCTGGTGACTGATGCATTCCAGAACAATCGCATCTCGGCCGAGGACTATCTGAAACAGGTCGACGATCTGGTCGCGGCCAACCCCCGACTGGTCAGCGAGAACAGCAAACTGATTGATGGCCTTCGGGAAACGGCAAAGAAGGCTGTAGACGCCCAGAAGAAGACTGAGGTCTACCAAGGCTTGCTGGCCTACCTGCGCGGCACGGCAACAGATGCACAGCAAGCTTTACTTGGTTTTGCCGATGCGGCCGATACGGCCAACGCCTCGCTGACTACAACCTCGATTGATGCGTATGCCCAATCTCTGCGGGCATTGCGTGATTCCGTTCCCAGTCTTAAGGCCTTCGATGACTACCAGTCAAAACAAGCGACAGCGCTCAAGGACTATAAGGATAAGGTTCAGGAACTTTGGGGGAGGGACAACCCGCTATCGGCACGACTGTTAGACCCAAGTAACGCCGGCGAACTCGCGAAGTTGTTTGGGCCGAGCAAACTAGCCAAATTGCAAGAGTTGGTCACCACCTTCTCCCAAGCGCAGGCCGCGTTTACCGATACGTTCCAGAAGTCGATGACCTCGACCATCGACACCTATCTGGAAAAGGTAGCCCGCATCGAGTCGGGCGGTAAAAATCTAGGTCGCCATGGCACGGCTTCAACAGCGTCCGGACTCTACGGCTTTACAGATCGCACGTTCGAGAACTCTCTTAAGACGTTCTTCCCGCAGGTATATGCTGCGATCGATAAGGCGACATTGGACGCCTATAAGCGCGATCCCGCTTGGCAGAAGAAACTGGCGGAAGCGCTGACGCAGGAAATCGACGCGGCTCTGCGCACGGCAAAGCTGCCGGCGACCGATGCCAACCGTTACCTCGCGCATCTCCTGGGCGCACCTGATGCGATCAAAGTGTTGCAAGCCAATCCGACGACACCACTGGCCGGATTGATCGGGAAGGACTCCGTCAAAGCCAACCCGAAACTCATGGGTGGTAATGCGACGGCTGGGTCGATCATTGGCTACGCGAATACCAAGATCAACGGTGCTTCGGTTGCTGCGAATAGCGGTCTGAGTGCAGAGGATGCGAAACTGGCCAATGATCGGGCCGAAGCGCAGCGGAAGTTCAATGAGCAGTTGGCGGCCGAGGCCGCACAGCGGACGGCGATTGTCGATTCCGAAGGGCTTGCCTACGCGCAACAGAAGGCAGTCGCCGCCGCCCAAAAGCAAGCCGACGAACAGCACTTGGTTCTCAGTAAGGCACAGATTGAAGAAATCAATACGTCGGTAGCGGCAGAATACAAGCGCGTTAAGGCGTCGGAAGCTCAGAAGCAGATCATGCAGGCGCAAGCCGAACTGGCCAGTGCGACTAACAGAATTGAAACGGAATCCGAATTCATCGCCCGTAAGGCGCGCGAGGATAAGATTGACCTGCTGACCGAAGAGGGACGGAAGTGGGAAGAGATACAAAAACAAATCTACGCCGTCACAAAGGCTGAACATGACCGGTCGCAGTTCGATAATGGCGTTTCGACGCTTCAGAGCCGCCAGCGTTCAATTCTAGACCAGATCGGTATCGCGCGGGACAACGGCGATGCTGCACAGGTGAAATTGCTTAAAGAGCAACTAGCGCAGACTAATGCCGCACTGGTCGCAGCGACCGAGGCATCTTTAGCCTTCTACCGGGCGCTTGATCCGGCAACCAACCCCAATGCGGCCGGTGCTATCGCAAACCTGGAAGGCCTGAAACAACAGACGCTGGCGTATCGCGATGATACGGCGGTGACGGCATCGCAGGTGAATGACCAATTTGCGCAAGCGGCGACCGGAGGGTTGGACTCGTTCATTCAGAAAGTGATGGATGGACGGGCCGTCATCAAATCTCTGGGCGAATCTTTGCGCCAATCGGCAGCGGACATTCTCACGTGGATAGCCAAGCTGATCGAGCAAGCCGCCATCCTAAAGGCGCTCGAAAAGACGCCTATTGGAAAATATGTTTCCGGCGCCATCAATTCATTGAATGGCGTCGGCATGAAGAGTGCTGCTGACGATCTAAAGCAAGCCGGACTCGTTGTCGGCGGCGCGGCGGCGGCGATTACAGCCAGTGCGCTCGCTCTGAAATCGGCGGGTGCTGCCCTGGGCGGAGCCGGTGCCGGTGGCGCACAGGGCGGGTCCAGTACTTTAGCGGCAATCCTCACGTCGATCTTTACCCGTAAGGCCCCAGTTCATCACCGGGGCGGCGTCGTCGGCGCAGGGACTGCACCTACTCGCAATGTGTTCGCAAGTGCCTTCGCCAATGCGGCTCGCTATCACGGCGGAGGCGTGGCCGGTTTGAAACCCGATGAAGTGCCAGCCATCCTGCAACGCGGCGAAGTCGTATTTACTAAGGGGCAGATGTCAGCACTGGGCGGGGCGGGTGCTGCCAGCAAGGCGGTTGAACTCAAAAACGTCAACGTGTTCGACGCTTCGGATATGCTTGCCCACGCACTGGCAGATACCGCCGGCCAACAGGTCCTGATGAACTATATCAATCAGAACCGCACGAGCATTAAGGGGGTGCTGCGATGAGCGCTGCCCTGTGGACATTCGTCCCGAACTGGAAGAACAGCTTTTCAGTTACCCGGAAATTCAGCACGGATATCCTGACCAGTGAAAACGGACAGGAGCAACGACGCGCAATTGTCACGACGCCGCGGCGTTCGTACGAATTCACCCTCCTGGAATGGGGTAAGGCGTTTCAGCGTCTGAAGCACATCCTCCAAATGCGTCAGAACCAGCCGGTCATCTTTCCCGATAGTGTGAGACTGACTCGCCTGGCATCAGATGCCGTCGTAAACGGCGCGGCTATTTCCGTGACAGATGTACCGCGTTGGCTTCGGGCCGGAGCCACGATTGTTATCGGAGATCGTGACACGCGTGAAGCCATGCAGGTCCTGAGCGTCGTCGGTTCGTCGGTCAACCTCACTGAATCGCTGGTTTTTGCCCACCGTCAGAATGAGCGTGTGTATTTTGGCGTCACGGGTCTGTTTGACGCCCAGTTGTCGAGCACCCGGCACACCAATACTGTGAACGAGACGCCCATCGCTTTTGAGCAGATGCCTCTATCAGAGGCATACGTCAGTCCCGACACAGGCGATCTGACGTTCAACGGCCGCGAAGTATTCATTCACAAGCCAGACCGTCGGGTCGACCCAACGGTAACGAGCAATCATCCGGTCACCCGTCTTGACTACGGGCAGGGTGCGATTGCTTTAAAGCGGCTTATTACGTGGGGCATCCGCACTACCCAGGCGACCTACCTTAAGCGCACAGCGGCCGACATGCAGGCCATCGAGGATTTCTTCGAACGTCAGCTTGGCAGGCAGGGTGAATTTTATGCGCCCACCTGGGAAGAGGATCTGACGCTCGCCGCCGTGACGCCGCCATACGGCGTGAACATGATTATCGAAGGGCGGCTGGTCTACGATCTGTATGCCAACAACGGTGTGTATCGCAGCCTCTACGTGCGGCTAAACGATGGCCGGTCGGCAATGAAGCTAATCGATAGTTTCGGCCTGTCCGGGGCGAACACAGTCATCCAGGTCACAACGGGCTTCCCCTTCGAACTGCAACCGGCGGCTATCGATATGATCTGCTGGATGCCCGTTTGCCGGTTTGCGACGGATGCCATGACGACCGAGTGGATTACCGATCAGGTGGCCCAGACCCAACTATCTTTCCAAACGCTGCCCGCGCTGAGCCCGGAGGCCTGACATGAGCCTGAACGCCATGGAGAACAGCCGATATAAAGGCAAGCCGATCAATCTTTACCTGTTTACCTTCGGGGACGGGCCGAATGACTATTACGGCTACACCACGGCCGACACGCAGATCATCTATGGCGGTCATGTTTTTGAAACCATGCCCATAACCCGCGATAGCGTGACGGCCAGTGGTAAGCTCGACAAGGCCGAGATGACCGTAAAGACGGATGTGGTGACGGGCGCAGCGAGGCTATTCGCCAACTGGGCGCCATCATCCGTCGTGCAGTTGACCATCTTTCAGGGCCATGCAGGCGATCTGAATTTTCAGGTCTGTTGGGCCGGCCGCATCACAAGCGTATCGCGCGCCAACGGCGAAGTATCATTCGGAGCCGAGCCGGTTACAACATCCCTTAGCCGTCTGGGGTTGCGGCGGAATTATCAGTACGGCTGTCCCCACGTTCTGTACGGTCACGGCTGCTTTGCGAGCGAGGCCGCCGGCACGGTGACTGCCACGGTCTCAGCCGTAGCGACTCCTACCGTCACATTAAATGCGGGCTGGAACGGCGCGAAGGATCGCACACGGTTTATCAACGGCAAATTTGAATGGGTCGATGCCGACGGCCGTACCAATATCCGAGCGGTGCTCGCGCTCGTCAGCGACAACAAACTGCGCCTCAACGGGAAGGTCAATAATCTCCTGGTCGGGCAGACGGTCAAAGTCAAACTGGGCTGCCGCCACGACATGGCCGATTGCGAGGAAACCCACAACAACATCCTGAATTATGGCGGACAGCCGTGGATACCCACGTCCAATCCGACCGGCATCAAGAACAACTTCTACTAGGTGACCCGTGCCCGATTGGCTCATACAAATAATTATTGCGGTAACGATGCAGGTGGTGGCGTACGCGCTCACACCGAAGCCCAAACAGCGCAACACGTCGACAGTCCAGGAAGTCCAGGTTCCGACAGCCGAGGCGGGGAAGCCGATCCCCGTTGTCTTCGGGTATGGACTGCAACTGCAGACGGTCAACATCCTGTGGTCTGGCGAGAAGTACACCTCGGAACAGCAGGTGAAGGTCTGATGGCCGACGAACTCAAAATAACGGTTACCGATATCCGTGAAAGCCATTGCGCGATCGGCCTGTACGGCTGGTGCAAACGGAACGGCATCGACTTCAGGAAACTCATGGACGACGGCATAGACGCCGAAGTCCTCCTCGCCACGGGTGACGAACTGGCGCGCAAAGTTGTCGAGCGCGTGAGGGAGAAGCGCAATGGGTAAGGGCTCCTCCGCTAAAATGAATGTGGTGAGCTACCACACGTCACTGCACGCGGGTCTTTGCCATGGCCCGCTCGACGAAATCACCGAAATCACCGTCGACGATAAGGAGATGTGGGCGGGCTCGCTAACGACCATCGGCACAATTCAGGTCAATAAGCCGGAGCTTTTCGGTGGGGTGCAGAACGAAGGCGGCGCCATCGGCACGATCCAATATCTCAAGGGCGATTATGTCCAGGTTATGCCTGAAGTCCTGGCGGCTAAACTAGGGCGCACGTCTGCGAACTGCCCGGCTTTTCGCGGGATTGCGAGCCTATTCTTTTATGGTGCGGCGGCAGGCAAGGGCTTTGCATGGAAGCAGAACAGCCCGATTATCGCCCAGACGATCAAGGCGCGGGTCAGTCGGGCACCGATTGGCCTCAACCCCGCATGGGTGAAGATCGACTCGGCACAAGGCGCCAATTTTGCGCACATTATCTACGAGTGTCTGACCAACGTGACGTGGGGCATGGGTGCGCCCGCATTCACTATCGATACGGACTCCTTCAACAGCGCAGCCCATCAGCTTTATGACGAAGGCCTGGGCGGCACCATGGTCTGGGACAAGCAAAAGACTATTCAGGATTTTGTCAGCGAGCTTCTCTCGCTCATCCAGGGCGTGATGTTTCTCGATCCTACGACAGGCAAGCATACCATTGCGTTGCTGCGCGACGACTACGATCCTGCAACTCTGCCGGTATTAAACGAAGACAATTCGAAGATGACCAGCTTCAAACGGTCCTTGCCGGGCGAAGTAACCAGCGAGATCACGGTAAGCTGGACGAACCCGATCAATGAGCAGACCGAGACAGTCACGCGCCAGGTTGACGCACTGGTCGCTATCCAAGGGCAGGCGATCAACGATCAGCGCGACTATTATCCCATTCGCACGGTCGAACTCGCGACACAGCTTTGTGAGCGGGACCTGCGCTCGGCGTCAGCAGGCTTAGCTACGTTCGATCTGCGCGTTGACCGTAGTGCGTGGAACCTCCGGCCCGGCAACTGCTTTATCGTGTCGTCGGATGTCAACGAAGTTGACGCACTGGTCGGACGCATCCTAGAAATCGACTACGGGACGACAACCGACTCCCAGATCACCTTGAAATGCATCGAGGATATTTTCTCACTCGATCATGCGCCCGTCACCACGGCGCCGACGACACACTGGGTTGATCCGGCCGTCGCGCCGTCAACGCTCGATGCAGCGCTATTCATCACGGCCCCCTATTATTTCGCCAGTTCGGCCGACTTTCAGAGCCGCGCAATCGATCTGCAATACCCGCAGACACTGGCCGTTGCGCTCGGCTTCGAGCCTGGCCTGGATACGATCAATTACGACCTGATGAGCCGGATTATCTTGCCCAACGGCGATTCCGCCTGGCAAAATGATGGCACCAATACGATTGTCGAACGTAGCCTTTTGTCCGGTCCCATGGGGCCAACGGCTACCAACTTAATTGTTGGCGGCAGCCTGCGCAGCGAACGCGGTCCAGTCGTGTCCGGGTTTGTCCTGTTTCAGGGTGGAGATGAGTACGGGCACGAGTTGGCCTATATTCACGATATTGCGACTGACGGTTCTTTGACACTCTATCGGGGTGCGCTCGATACTATCCCGCGCAACTGGGCGGCCGGTACGCCGGTCTGGTTCCTTCGACCGAACACCAAACTGACCGATGAAGTTGTTATCCGGTCGGCCGGCGAGATTGCCTACTACAAGATGCTGCCGCGCACCTCGCTCGGGCGTCTGGACCTCGATGCGGCGCCGCAAATTCCAGTGGCGATGACCGACCGCCCCTATCGCCCTCTTCGGCCAGCCAATGTGAAGATCAATGGTGTCGCCTTCGCTGACGTGAATGTCAGCGCGGCGGCCAATATCGATATCACCTGGGCCACGCGGAACCGGACCTATGAGGACGGTCAGGTGTTCAACTGGGCAGACGGCGCGACATCGCCCGAATACGGCCAGCATACGGTCGTTCAGGTCTATAACGGTGGCACCCTGGTCTACGAGCACGCAGGTCTCTATCTGGAAACCTCACTGAGCCTGCCGAAGGACTGGTTTGCCCGATACGCGTCGGTGGCGATTGTCGTTCTGTCGCGGCGCGGCGATCTGGCGTCCTTACAGGCCTATCGCACGAATGTAACTGGTCTGGCGAACAATCCAGCGGCCGCCTTGCCGCCGGCATGGCCCGCAGTCGGAATCCCCCCGTCCATGGCGGAGAAGCCCGTGGTCGGAGATTTCACCGTGATCGCGGGGCCGACGGCTACGACATCGGGCCAGAGCATTCCGAGCGTATCCGTCTCAGGCGTGGTCAACAGCAGCACCGCCAAAAAGCTCCTTATCCGCTATCGCGAGAACGCCGGGGCTGTGGACTGGCGATACCATCCCGCCACGCATGTCTACGGCACGATCGTGCGCGTCGATATTACGGCCGTGAAGCCGCAGACTGACTACTTGGTTGAAATCGCATATGGCGCCGACGGGGAATACGATAGCGACTACGTGTATATTGGCCATGCGTCGTCCGGTCAGATGGTGGCCAATGATGTAACCTCGCTTAACGGACGCCTAGTCACAGAGGTTCTTGCGGACCTGGACACGACCGGTGAACAACTCGCTGCGGAAGTGCTGCGCGGCCAGTTGCTGGAAGCCGAGATCAAGGCGCTCGTTTATGACGGCGACGGCAAGTCGATCAAACTGGTCGTCATGGAAGCCATCGACAAGTCGGACACGGCCATAGCGAGGATGAACTTGCTGGGAGCCGTCAGCCCGTCAGGGACGGCGTTTGTGCTCGATGCCACTAAGGTCATGATCGATGGCACGACGACGCTGGCGCAATACCTGACCCAGACGGCGACAACGGTGAACGGCCATACGGCCTCTATCACGACGTTGCTGGAAGCGATCAATGGACTGGATGCCAAGCTTCAGATTACCGTGGACGCACCAGGCGGCACGGCGGCGATCATTCTGCGCGCGGGTTCGGCTGGTTCCGTAATCGCCATGTCGTCCGATGAATTCTACATCTTCAGTGGTAGCGACGCATCGACGCGGAAAAAAGTATTCGGCTTCAGCGGCGGGCTTGTCACATTAGGGGCAGATGTTCGCGTGTCTGGCTCGCTGATCGTCGACGGATCGCTAACCATTGGAAAAGCAGTGGTGAATTTTGCGGTGCAGCCCTCCTACGCGAAGACCGCAACGAGCTATCACGGCAACGGCTCTACCATATACACGCTTTGTGAAACGACGATCACGCTTACGACCGCAGGCTACATCGAAACGAGTGCCAACGTCTATCAGGGATTCCCAAGCGGTAACGACGCCTGGAACTGCTGGCTATATGTCGATGGTGTCGCTGACGAGCCCACATCCTATATCCAGGGCGCCTGGACGCAAGTTCAAGTCCGGATGGACACGATCAAATACAAGCCTGCGGGCACCTATACGGTTCAATTAAAATGGAAAGGGGGCTCGTCGGTTGAAAACGTCGTCGGCGTTCTTTTCGCCAAGGGATACGAGAAAACCTCATGATATATGTATCGTACCAGCCAGATTCAGCGGGAAGCACGAGCGGCTTTATTGTCCAAGTACTGCGCAATCCAAATCTTAAGCCGGATCTATTATCGCTTCCGGTTGTCAGAGTTGATGAGTGGCGTGACGACTACGGCACAGCCTTCAAAGTGGTTAATGGTGAGGTCGTGCCGAAATGACGATCTCAGCCCCCGCGAATCCAGCGCTCATTCTCGACGATGGCACCACAACATTTGCGCCGACGGGCGGCGGCACGTTTACCCGCAAGGGTACGGTCGGCGGCGCGGCGCATGTGTTCGACACAGGCTCGTCGACCAACCCCTGGTCGGGGATTGCCGCATTTCAGGCGTCCGTTTTGAAGCGGTCTGCCGGCAATGAGCAATATATCGTCACGGTCGAAGGCTGTGCGAATGCGGGCTTTGTCGGTGAGGTGCGGGCGCTGACGACCTCGTGGAATATGACTAACCCGGGGCAACAGGATCTCATGCGGATTTCGAACCTGGACCCGCTCGACAATACGATATGGCGCTACCTGCGTCTGTCGGTCCAGGTATCGGGCACGTTGCCGCAGATTGCCCTGACGGCATTTGTCCGCGCTCTATCCGATTTGCCTGTGTCGAGCTACGTACAGTTGATCCAGTTGCAGGTTTTCACACTGGAAAACATACAGAACGCGGTCGGCTGCTGGTTGCCATGGGCCACGGGCGTCGAGGGCGGCGGGCCGAACGGTGATGGGAAGTATCCGATCTATGACGGGGCAGGTCATAGTGTGCTCGTTGCTTGTCCCGCGCAATGGGCGGCCGATGGCGGCGGGCTGTCACAGGGCAATATCGACGGCTTGCCGGTCTACAATAGCCCTGTGGCATCGCCCATGGTGCCGGCCACTGTGCCCTTGCCGGGTGGCGGACGCGGCCTGGCCAAATTCGATCTGTTTCAGCTTACCTCCGCGTGGCGCCAATCACTGGTCTTCCAATCGGACCTGTCCGGCATTCAGGCAATCTTTGGCCTTACGACGGCCGGTCTGGAACGTCAGATAGATCTGAATGCGATTGTGCAGGTCTTCGGCGGGGTTATCGATCCGAGAAAGGCCCCATATAACTGCAAATTCGATTTCCGTGATTACCGCGCCTTCACGGCGACCGCCGGATCATCCATCATCGAGTCGGCGGATGCGAATGTCGTGACGGCGGCTGACCTCGGCAAGGAATTCTGGCTATCCAACGTTGGCCCCAACGGGTGTCTCTATGGCTGGATCGGCCAGATTATCGATAGCCGCCATTTCCGTATCTATACCGACAACACCTTTTCCACGCCGAAAACATCGCCAAATTCGCAAGCCTACCTGGATGGAATGTGGGGTACGGACGATACGGTCGGCATCCAACGCGCGTTCGATGACGCCGAGCCTTTCGATCATTATTCGCGCGGCAAGGTCGTCGTGATGACGGGCATCGCTATCGTCTCCGCCGTCCGGTTCGGATCGATTGCTATTTATGGCTTTGCGTCACAGACCTGCGGGTTTGCTCAGCGGCCGGAGAACTCGTCAACCACGTCGCCTATGGTGGCCGACAAGATTACCGGCGTATATGCCAGCAAGCGGCCGGCCCATTACAGCCTGATCAATCTCAGTTTCTTCGGTCAAAAATACTGCCAGTTCTACACGTCGTTCCGGAGGTGCTTTGAAATTAGAGGTGGTAACTTCGGCGCCTTCTATGAGGGCGCACCATACGGCCATATCGAAAACCTGATCTTTATTGAGGCTCAATGGGAAGGGGCGTCACTGCAGAATGCTTTCGCCGGCAAGGCCTATGGGCTGCAGGCCTTCTCTAATAATTGGTGCGGCATCCGTTGCGGGCTGTGGGATCTGAATGGACATAGCTGGCACTGCGAAGCCAATGGCCATGCCGGTATCCTGTCGCACATGGCGGGGGCCAACCTGACCAATGTCAAATGCTCTTACAACGGCGGGAGCGCAAGCGGGACGTTCATTCATGAAAACTCGGCCAACTATACCGAACTTGGTGTCGGTAATTCGGTCACCAATATCCGGGTGCAGGAATCCTGGGGCCACGGCATCTGCCTGAGCAATACCGACCCCTTGAGCATTACCAACAATGCGTCCAGCAAAAACAAATTTTACTTGGGGGCGTGGGACGACGTGGGCAACATGGGGCCGGGTCACGGCGTCCGTCCAAGCAGCCTGCCGTCCGTGCGCGCCATGATCTACGTCAAGGGCAGCACGACCAACGACAATATCCTGGACTTCGTTACAGGCACCTACGGCATCTCGGTCAGCGGTGCGCCACCCGAAAACAATGCCACACATGGCTACTTCGACACGGGCGGCCCGCAACGCAATATCATTCATCTCCGCACACCCGGGACAACGAACAACCCTGCTGACTGGTACGCCGGCCGGACGACACCTTTGCCGGCTATTCCGGCCGGAACCGGCGCCTATGCGCCTGGCCCATGGGGCACGGATTCCGCAACCTCGATAAGCGCGCGGAATGAAGTGACCGTAAATGGCGTTTCGCCGCCGTGACAATAAAATCACGTTAAGCGAGATTGTATCGCGAATTGGACGCAAAAGCGCGACGATTTGGACTCGCCACCCCGGAAAATTTCCTATAAGTTCCCGTGTATCGTGTAAATCACATTTAACGTGATTATAGAGGTGCGCACTATGTCCGATGAAACTCCCGTCGTGATCGATCCATCTGTGACCGCCACCCAAGCATGGGGGCTGTTGCGCCAGTTTCTCTTGTTGTTTGGTGGCACTATCTTGGGCAAGTTCCTTTCCAAGGAACAGATCGACTACCTGCTCTCCAATGAGTTCGTACAGTTCGTCGGCGCGGCGGCGGCGTTCGGTGCGTTGGTCTACGGCCAGGTTCATCTTCGGCTGACGAAGAAGACGCTGATTGCTGCGGCCGATGCCGCGCCGAACAGTCAGTTCGTCGTGACCAAGCCGAGCGTAACAAAATGAGCCTGCTTAACCGCCAGCAGTTCACCAGTTTTGCGCCCAAGGCAATCCTGAATACCCTTCCGGCGCTCGAAGCCGCGATTATCGCCTACCCACAATTGGCCGACAAGGAAGTCCTGGACGACTGGTTGGGTCAGATGCACGTGGAAAGCGCCGGCTTTAGCACTATGGTCGAGAACCTGAACTATAGCGTGGATAGCCTGATCGCCTTGTTCAGCCGCGCTCGCATCTCACTGGCCGATGCCCAGCACTTCGGACGCATCGACAAGGTGGTCAACGGTAAGAAGGTCGTTGTCCGGCAGGCCAATCAGTCGGCCATAGCCAACCTGATATACGGCGGCGCCTGGGGTAAGGAGCATCTTGGAAATACCGAGCCGGGCGACGGCTGGAAGTACCGCGGGTCTGGTTTCAAACAGATCACCGGCCGCTACAACACTGAGAAATCCGGCTTCACGCCGGACGAACTGCGCGGCGATGTGTTCAAATCCGCACTGGCGGCCGCCCAGTTTTTCGTCTCGCGCGGCTGTATCGGCCCGGCGAAGGCCGGCGATATCAGAGAAGTTACCCGACTGATCAACGGCGGCCAGAACGGCTACGACGATCGTGTCGCAAGGACAGTCGCCGCGCGCAAGGTCATCCTGTGATGCAACTCTCACTCAGAGAAATCGTTCTGGGGAGTTTGGCGGCGGCCTGCATTATTATCCTGGGTGCCCATCTGTATGGCGCCAGATCGACGATCGCAGACCTTCGTCGCGAGATCGATGGCCCGGTGACGGGCTATAAGGTGCGTCTCACCACGTGCCAGGCCAACGAAGCCACGTTCCGCGTCGCCATCGATCAGCAGAACAAGAGCTTTATGGCTCTTAAAACCGACTCGGCTACCCGGCTCGCCGCGGCGGAGCAACAGGTGTCCGCAGCGCACGCGGCCGCTCGTGCCGAGCGGACGAAATTTGATCGCATCATGGCCGCACCGCCCCAAGGCAAGACGTTGCTTGAGCGATATGAAGACGTTGACCGCCGTCTATTGGAGACCTTGCCATGAAGCGCTTTGTTCTGCCGGCGATCCTCACACTGACAGGATGTCAGACGTGCCCGGTCCCAGATCCGATCTATAGAACGGTCGAAGTCCAGACGCCAATCGCCGTAAGTTGTGTGCCGCATAATCTATCAGCAAGTCCGACCTATAGCGACACGGAGGCTGCCTTGAAGGCCGCCCCCGATGGCGCCGCCCGTTACAAACTGAAAATTGAGGCTGGCCGGCAGAAGGACGCGCGACTGGCCGAGTTAGAGCCGGTCATCGCTGGTTGTCGGGGAGGTGGGGATGTCCGCTGAATCTGACTTCCTCAGGCCGATGCCGGAACAAGCCTTGCGAGAGAGTGAATTAGTGGCAGTTCGAACCTTGTCTGGCCACGTTGAGACCCTGGGGACTCAGATTGAGAGCCTCCGGATCGATATGCGTGAGGTCCGAGATAAGGTGATCACGTTCGAAGCGGCAAAAATGGAAGCTCAGATTACCGGCGTTCGCGCCGAGGTCCAGGCGCTTGCGATTAAGGTCGCTACGCTCGAATTGCAGCGCGCCACAAGCGTCGGCGCGAAGTCGTTGAGGACTGAGTTTAGAGAATGGCTCCCAACCTTGGCCATGCTGGGAGCCGCGCTTCTATTCTGGTTTAAGCACAGTTAGGCGGCGGTCGGCTGCTCGACAGAAGATTCGCCCGAGGCGTAAGGTACGCTGATTACGTAGGCCGAGACCATATACATAAATCCGATCTCAACGGCGTCGTAACGGCCGCCTTTGATCATATCCCGGATGATCTTGCCGAGCAGGGTCGGATCATTGGTGCGGGAGATGAATTCCAGACATTCGGCCCCATAGGTACGACCAAGCTCGTTGTCGCGCCCATAGTTGCCGCACGGCTCGACAGACCACATTGATGTGATCTGGTTTAGCTCGTTTACGGCCACGAAATCGAGTTCGCGGATGTGCGTGGCTTTCTGCTTGGTCATCTCTTTCATCTCCCTGAAAAGAAAATTTTACCCCTTGATAGGACAATACGACCGTCAAAGAGTCAAACGTTAATGTGAACCAACTAGGAACAAAGTAAGGCTTTTTTGTGGCGGGACTATTGCAAACCTGCGACACGGTCGCTGAGTGGCGGACCTGCCAGTAGGTCCGCTAGGTCGTCATCCAAGCCAAATCGTTGCTCTAAGAAACGAACGTACGTCGGCTCCGCTTCCATCAGAAGGCAGTCAAAGCCTTCGAGGCGCGCAGCTTCACCCGTGGTGCCACTACCGGCGAATGGATCGAGACATATGCCGCCCGGCGGGGTGATATGCCGCACGAGGTGGCGCAACAGACCGATGGGTTTTACCGTCGGATGATTGCCACCGGCCCGGTCCGCCTTGGAGGCTTTGCCATGATAGAGGGCGATGGGTAGTCCAAAACCTCGCATGTCCGAGATCAAACCGACATCCACTGCTAACTGATAGTCGTCGTCAGTCAGACTGAAGCTGTTGAAGAACCGCGCAGCAGACCCGCCGTCGCCGTAAAACGTGTGCTCGCCGTTCTGCCTGTTTAACATACCGCCGTATTTCACGGTGCCACTAAAGCCGTTCTTCGTAGGCTCGGTGCCGCGGACTGGTGCAGAAGCGCCCGCCTCGCGCGGGAACAGATCGACAACCTCGGGCGAGCCGTCGTGCAGGATATTGGCCGGCCAGCGTCCATCTGGTTTGACTACGGTGCCGGTGGCAGCACCTTTGCCATTCAAACCCCAATTGTGGCCACTGTCCGCGGCGATACGCTGGCCACGTGTGATAGTTCTAATCTGAGATGTGTCGGAGGTGGGATCTATCGGTACGCGACATGCGTCGATATTGAACGCGCCGACGCTATGCTTCAGCAAGTTGGCGGCGCCTGTCTTCTCGCTGAAAGGTTTCTGCGCTAGGTATATCGGTTCCATAGCGGGCTTCTGCGTCTGCGTGCCGTAGGCGTAGCCCGACCATTGCTCGGCCTCCTCCGTCGCAGCCATGTAAGCGCCCGGCTGATATTCGCGACCGCTGTCCTTGATCCACGAGCCCGTCAAATTCTGGTCGGCACCGGGGATCATGCGTTTGACAGGCGCACCTTGAGCGATGATCTCGCCTTTTTGGCCAAGGTGGCGATCAATGGCCTTGTCGGCAGCATGGTACTTCGGCATCCCGGACCCATATATCCACCCGTGGAAGGGGTGCATGATAAACCCGACCATCTCCATAGCGCACGCCTGCCGATGGCCGGTGCGTGGACTTGAGAAGGCAAACACGAAGCCCCCCGGAAGCAGGATTTCGTAAACCAACGCCCAGAACTCGGGATCGTATTCGATACCAGACGCATCCCAGGCAAGGCCCATAAAGCCGGCCGACGCGCGGGCGAACGCCCCGTCTTTGCCGAACTTGGCTGGCGCGGCGCCATCCTTACCGAAGCGCTTCACGATCGATGTCAGGCTGTATGGTGGATCGCACACGACAGAATGTACCCGGACGCCTTTTGCTATCAGGCTGCGTAGGGATGCGCGATTGTCACCTGGGAACAGTTGGATGGTGCTCATGCCAGCAGGTCTTCCAAATCGTCATCGGCCTCTCGTACGATTTGCTCGACATGGCCCTCCCGACCGGCGTTCAGCCGCCGCAGCATTTCTTCCGGCTCGACCACGGTGTCGTGCAAGGGCAACCGGCCAAGGGCGCTCGATTGATTGGCCAGCTCGTGGTAAAGCCGCAGGTGGCCGGGTGAGCCCTTGCGCCCAAGCAGATCGTCAATTGCGCTGCGCAGGATCAATTGCATGGTCGTCGGGTCGGCTTCGAGAGTGATCGTATCACCGCAGTTGATCAGGTTCAGCATCGGGTACTCGTGGTAAAAGGGGCTAGGAGAGCAGATCAGCCAAGGTGGGCTCATCTGCTTGAGGTGGGGTCAGAAGAATGCCGGCGATTGTCTCGTCGTGGGCTTTGATGGCAGATCTTGCGACATAGACCGCGTAGTTGCCGCCCTTGATCGGATCATACTTGTGCAGTGCTTCGCGGATGCGGAACGCCACATGCTCGACTTCGGGCGGCAGCGGTGTCACGCCAGTAGATCCTCTTCCATGTCTTCCGCGCCGGCCATAACCTCCTCCGGGTCAAAGGTGTCGCTAAGCAGGTCGTCCTCATCTTCATCCTGGTCTTCGCCCAGGTGCTTTTCGACGGCCGTCGACTGGCGCACGAATTGCTCTTGTTGCTCCGGATCGGGCGGCGCGAAGCCGGGAAGGTCGCAGATCAACTGGCCGTTCTCCCGGATCGACAGATCGGTTTCGACCTGGTTGTCGCCGCCATGGGCAGCTTTCAGCGCTTCAAGCAGGCTGTCCTTCTGAACCACAACATAGAGGGGCGTTGTGACGTGCGGAATCCGCAGCCAGATTTTGACGTGCTTGGTCTTGCGGATTTGACTATTGAGAGATGCCAGTTTCATCAGATTGAACCTTTAATTTGGCGCGAAGGTCGCGGATTTTTCTGCGCAGGTCGAGAAATGTGGACCGGGCAATTTCGTAGGTCGTCCAGGTGTGTCCGCACTTGGCGCAGTGCCTACGCCGTCGAATAGTGCCTGAATGGGGCCGGGAGTCCTTGATCGAGGACTTGTCGCCACCGCACTTCTCGCACTTCGGTCGAACGCCGTCATATTCGGAAGTGCCGTGCTTATTGTTGGGGCCGAGTTTCTGCGGCATAGGCGACCTATCGGTCTAATTGCGAGGTCAATACGTCAGCATGGGGCATCGGAACGTGTTTCCAGTTCTTGCCTTGTGCAATCCGTAAAAGACTCGCGTGATGTAAACCGTACGCCCGCGCTAAGTCGGGAATTCGGCGGTTTGATTTGCCCAGTTTGATCGCCCGATATGCAATGCGAATATCGTGAACGTCGGCTTCGGTAATCTTAGCACGTCCGTTTCGCTCACCTTGGGCCGCAGTTCCATGGACTTCCCGATGTGAATGGTTTTCTTGCGAAGTCGCCCAAATCAAATTCGAAAAGTGGTTGTGAAGCCTCGATCCATCCTGATGCGCGATCTGATGTTCCTCGGTCGGCTGAGGTTGACCGAAGGCTGCCATTACTAGTTGGTGCGCGCCGGGCGAACGACGGCGTCCGGCTTTGTCCCGCAGCGAATATCGCACGTAACCGTCGGCATCGATTTTTCCGATTATGCGACAATGAGTGCTGCCGCGTCGGACATCACCGCATTCCGAAACTTCAAAACGGGGAAAATTTGGACAGACGCGCCATTCTAGAGCTGAGATCATTAGCGTTCCCCTAGGGCAGTAAGATATAAGCCCAGAATCGCTTCTTCTTCTTCTCGCTTGATCTTGTCCTTCTTGCGGAGAGAGACGACCTTGCGCACTATCTTACAATCAAAGCCTTCGCCGCGCGCCTCATCATAGACTTCCTTGATGTCGCCCATGATGCCGGCCTTGTCGTCTTCAAGGCGCTCAATACGCTCGACAATGGTGCGCAGGCGGGTTTGGGCGGCGCCACTGATCACATCATCCGATGTGAATTTCGGGCTGTCGCCGTCTAGGAGATCGTCGTCGTCGTCTCGATTATTGATCATTGAAGTGGTTGCTTTCTTGGGGGAGGGTTGCCAAGCGCAAGATCGCTTAAACTCAGGTGACACGTGCCGTAGCAAGCGCCGGCCGGATCGGTTTTTACGCGCCGCCGTCGCACCTGAGCCAATTCACCATCCAAGGTCAGGATGGTGAAGGCTGCGTAGCCATTATGAACCTTGTCGCCGGGTTGCATTAGCCGAACACCCGCTTAAGAGTGTAGTGACCCAGCACCAGATCGCTGTAGTCCTGCCGCTCCTTACGGGTCAGTCGCAGCGTGATCTTCGCTGGGCGTTTGGCCCGAGGCCGGGGCGTCGGGCCTTTAAGGCTTTGACGCTCATGATGCCGCTCCTGCTGACGGGAGGGAGGCGTGAAAGGAACATCCTTAAGCCGGAGGGCATGGGCGATCATTCGATCCTGCTCCCATCGGTTCATCTGTCTGAATTGCATGTGAGTATCCCTTTTAACGTGAAAATTTAAACGTGGCTGCGATATCTTTTCGGAAGGCGATATTCTGTGTCTACGATCACAGGCACAGGTTCACCCGGAGGCACGACGCCGCCGCTATGCAACTGCGCAATACACTCTTCTGTAACGCGTTCGCCAAGGTCCCAGGACCGCTCACAAATGCGGCAGATGCGGCTTCCGTCGCTACGATGTATGAAGGTGTGTGACATAATAAAATCCCTTGATAATCACTTTAAACGTGAAACTTAGAACGTGTCAATATCAATCGTAGACATGGACATGGCGAAAGAATTCAGCCGCCGATTTCGTCCATTCTCCTACGGTCATGTTATCTGCCCGCCGCAGATGCATCCTCCACCATGCCGCGGCGGCCGTCCGCAGACTGACGATCTTGGCCTTGCGTTCGGCACGGGCGGGCGCAAAGTAGTCAACGGCCGTAGCCGGGATGTGTTCGACGGCGGTCATCTTACGAACCTCGCCTTGATTGCCTGCCAGACAGATTTACCATCGAACAGGCGCCGTACGACGTATTGCCGGATGATAGAAACGACGGTGAAAATACCGACGATCACCAGGTTGTCCCCGATGGATATGGGCAGATGATAGATGTGTGCGACGATCAGTTGGACGCACAGGCTTATGGTGAAGCCGACAGCCGTATTGGTGATCGCTTCCATGAAACTGTCGATGCGGGATTGTCGGGCGGCCGCCGCCTGGTGACGATACAGCTTTTCCGTCACCTCAATGTCACTGCGATTGTAGGCGTCAATTTCGGACTGAGGATTGTAATGCGGTATGCTCCCGCTCTTACAGGCATTCCGGGTGCACGACTCAGGAAAGACACATGGGCCGCCGGTCTGGTGGCAGCGCTGCAGGAAAGGATTGCTCATGACGACACCTTAGCCAGTTTAAGAGCGGCCAGTGCGGCTTCGGCATTCTTGCGGCGTTCAGTCGCGAACTCGATATATTTCGCACTTTCACTGATAGCGTCCCACATGCTCTCGTCTTGGTGGCAGCGGTTGACGTAGGATTCTAGGACCGCCAAGGCGACAGCGTATTCTGTCTCCATCTTGGTTGATCTGAATTCGAGAGCATCAAAGCACATGGCCTCCATCTCGCGATTTCGGGCCGCTTTGTCAGCAGAGCCCTTGGCTTCATGACTACCGGCATATTCCCGGAAGCGCTCTTCGCAGGCCCACAGGACAGCTTCCAGTGTGGCGATGCGGGTTTCGTGAGGCGTGCTCATTGTGACGGCCTTTCATACGTGACTTTTGGGCGGAGGGACCATCCCTTTCGCCAGTGCGTAACCAGCCGAAAGCCCTTCTGCCGCAAGGTGCGGACATAGTGTTTGCTGAGGCCGGAGGGATTTGATGTGCGTTGACTGGTCACCGCTATGATCTCATCGCGAGTGATGATGCGTCCCGGCTCAAGGAGAAAGAGCTGCGCCACGCGGTGTTCGGTGGGTGACAGGTTGTTCACCATGGTCAGGCGTTTCCCGTACCGTCGCAAGACCAGCACTCTCTGTAGGTATTGGGAATTTCGTCATAGAGCGTCCCTGTACCACCACACAGAAGGCAGCGCTCGTCAGGTGTTTCGGACGCCGTGGTCACCTGATTGGCGGCGGCGCGAACCCGATCAAACACTTCAGTCGGGATGAGCACGTAGTCGGGATGGTGCTGCTCGCTGGTCATGTAGTCGGCATCGAAGCCGTCCAGAGCCTTCAAACGGTCTTCGGCATCCCTGGCGCGTTGCAGGTAAGCATTGTTCGTGGCCAATAGGTCGTCGCGCTGCCGGCGCAGAGCCTGAAGCTCTGTTTCATCCGCGGCAATCTGAGCGGCCCACAATATGTATGGATACCATAGGTCAGGATGCTCAAGCCATATTGCGGGATTTACCGTGTTAGGTATACAGCGCAGGTAGGTTGCGCGGGTTTGTTCGACGCGGTTCAACGCCCACCGGGGCAAATCCTGGCCGTTGATAATGATGTTCGGTACGGCCTTATTGCCCGACTCGGCGTAGAGCACGGCGGCCATTGCGATGTTCTCAATCAGTCTTGGGTTTATATCCGGACCGCTGCCACGGTTTTCGTACTCATAGGCCTCGATCTTCTGATTGATAAATTCTTCAATTCCGACGACGGTCACTGCGACTCTCCGATAGATCGTGTGTGAGCCATCTACCCATCATATGGCGTGACTGTCAAGTTAAACGTGAAAGTTTTAATTGCGCGCTTCGGTCATTGAATTGAGGCGCTCTTAGAACGCATTGACTCTGGCGCGTCTTTGGAACACAAAGAGAACAAACTGTGCGTGAGGTGGAAAATGGAAATGCTGAAACACGGTATGTGGGCCGATATCGAAGGTCCCGGAGTCAAGGATGCATGGCGGCCGCGCAGCGTGGTCGAGCATCGTAAAGACGGCCAGGTTGTGCCGGACCTCTTTGAGATCGACGGCAAGCTTTATCGCGGCGACTGGACACCGGTCGATCCGGATAGCCCTAAAATCAAATCTGTTGTCGAGTTGTCAGCGCCGCCGAAGGTGAAAGACGGCATGGTCTACTTCGAAAAGTTCAATCCGAAAAAGCTATTCCAGAAGAAACCGAGTTGATCGTTCTTAGGTTGCGGTATATGTACCATAACTATGAAACTCAATCTATGGTCCAACCGAATGCAGGTCTTTTACGCGATTGCGCTTGCGTTTTTAATCGGTTGCCTCATCACGAGCGGACCGGACTTGAATCCGGACGTATTGTCGTCTTCGGAGCACGTGACAAGTCATTAGGTTTCGTCCGCAAACGTTATACTCGGCGCGATAGTCCCTCATGTATACTGCGGCGTAACACTCATGGATTTGACGAACAGGTTTTGCCCCTGCACACAAATCTGACGCGTATATGAATTGGATGTGACGGCTGTGACGACGAGAGTTTGACCGGCGGGAATGGTGATGGTTTTGATCACCACGTCGTATTGCTGCATCAGCTTGAATGAGATGTCTGCACCGGTCGGGTTGTAGACGGTAACGCTATAGATGAAGGCATCATACGGCGTAGCAATGGCGTTGGCGTTCCAGTTGCAACGATATATCTGATTATCTACAAGTTTGCGATAGCCGTTGGACTGGTCAGTAAGGGTGCCCCCAAGCCATGCTGCGGAGACGAAATTTATCTGATCGGCTGTCAGTTGTTCCGGTCTTGGACCCTCTGGACGGTCTTGGATCGTCAACTTCAGTAGCTTAGTGACGGTGGCACCGTTCGGGTCAGTATAGCGTACGAATATCTCATAAATGTTGTCGACATTGGCGTCGGATGGATTTTCGAAGTCGAGAGCGGCGCGCGTCAAAAGGCCGCCAGCCGAAAGGCTGAACAGCGCATTATCCGCTCCACCAGATTCAAGAGCCCATGTCCCACCTGTGGGAGTCGCCGCGAGTTGTGTTGATACGACTCGGTCTTCCCCTTGTGCCAATGCTGGGCTAGTTGTGATTTTTGGTGGGAACATAGATGCTGCTGGATCGGGAGTGCGCTTCCCGTTTGCCCAGGGTTTGGCGTCGGTCTGATCGACAAGCGTTACCTGGCTCAAGGAATAGTAGCGGTATCCGTACACATACATGTCGCCGCTGCCTTGGTCGTATGGCTCATCGATAGACGGAGTGGCAACGGCCACGTCGAGAATAGGATGAAATAGCTTTGTGTCGCCGGACTTCACTGGCTTAAGAATATGTCGAAACTGGTAGATTTCGATGCCGTCAATGAACGTGGTTATGTAGTCCGCACCTACGTGACATTGGCTTTTATGAATCTCGCGGTTCAGATTAAGCCCGGCATCAAATCCCAGGTATTTTAGGAGCGTTCCCATGCCCTGCGCACCCTCGCGGCGCACGCCAAAAGGACCGTAGTGGAGGGTATTCGATGTCTGTTGCGCTGTATCCCAAGCGCCATAGACGCCGTTGAAGTGCTCGAAGATGTCGATTTCAGGCGGCCAAACCGTAGCATGGGTAATCGGGTTCACCCCCATCATCCAGTGTGCCGACCACGCATAAGTCCGATCCGGGGACACGAATTCAAGTTCCCATAATCCGGTTTCGTTGCACAGCGCGTCTATGGTTTGTCCTGAGAGCCAAGACGCTTGGTATTGGAAGAAACTGCCAGAGGCGTTTCCACTCATATCGATTGCATTCTTAGGCGCTGGATAGCGCTTCGTGTGCATCCGTACATAGGGACGCCCTGCACTATCTGTGCCCTTAATGTGGGAGTCCGTGCTAGGGTAGGTGACTTCGTTGGCGTACAGGCCTTTTTCGTTAGCATTAGCCGGCCCATCACCATATTGCAGACTGGTCCGCCAACACGCCCCGCCCCCCGGCTTCACGCCCAGGCGCGACCAAGCGATGTTGGCCATGTCTTCGTCATAGGACGGCGTCCCCAGTTGCAGCTTAAGCGGCTTACGATGAAAGGGCATTGTGCCCGGCAAGACATTCGGAACAGCTGGTGTATCAACGACATTGACATAGAAGCCGGTTCCTGCATTTGCGCCTTGGTATCCAGCCTGACCGAATGAGCCTGCCGCAACACATTGAAATTTCCACCCGCTGACACTACTCGCGTTCGCGCCGGTAAGCGGTATTGAGACGTAGCAGTCCAAATCGTCACCAGGGCTCCAGCGGGCCATATATGGTAAGGGCGTTTGAAGCAATGATGTGTTGAAACCAACCTGATTGCCGTTAGCTATCGTAAAGAATACATAGACGGTGCGCCACGGCGCCTTATCGAGCGAAAACTTGATGTGAGCAAATGTTGCACCAGGCGCGATATCAGTTTGGCTTATAATCAGGTTAGGATCTACTGCGATATCCCAAGGGTAAGACGTGGGCGCTATGATGGGATCGGCCAAGTCCATCAATTGGTTCAGAACCTGACGTACTGACGCCATGCTGTCATTATCTTGAATTCGGCGCAGGGTCATGCCGCATCCCTCCATATGTTGCTATCGTTCCAATACAAACGGTCATTCCAGTGAATAACGTGCTCGCCCGTCGGAACTTGCGGGTCAGCGCCTAATGAGATGGAAAGCCTTTCGCATATATCGGCCAGAGCAAGACCGATGCTGCCGGTGCGAAGACGTTCGCGAGCTTTCAGGTCAATACGCGGCGAAAGGCCGAGTGCATTTCCGGCAGCCTGAATTTTTTCCAGTGTGTCGATCAGATGGTTGCGAAAGTATGGACCGGAGCCTACTAGCGGCGACTGAGGTAACTGAAATGTCGGCATTCCGGCCAGTGCGTTTAGGCGTGCCTCAACTTGCGCCAACATCTTGCGTATGTTCTGGCGCAGCACCTCCCCGCGACCGATGAATTGCCCTATGTTGAGTTGCCATGCCACGTAGGTTGATCCTTAGGCGGCCGCTAACCATGGATTGACACGTGCCGCTCCATAAGTGGCATGTATCGCGTACCCTTCATTTTTCGGATGTATCCCGTCGCCGGAATTGATGCTCGTATTATTGGCGTCAGCGGTATAGCTCGGCAAAGCGTCAAACGCTGAGTCTGCGCATATGTCTATGACCTCGTAACCGTAAATCGCGGCGCCGTCTCGCTTCAACTGGTTGTAGGCCAGACGCTGCGTTTCTTTCGCCGACGTAAAGTCGGCTCGAGGCGGCACGGTGTACGTGTAATACTTCTCAACATCGGGGAGCGATAGGACATACTGCACAAGCGGGATGAAGGTGTTGTCGAATAATGCCTGTGCCTGCGCACCTGCGTTTATGTCATTGCTACCACCAATCTCAACAATGGCGTTTTTCTGGTTGGCGCGCACCGCAGGTGGAATCGCAAGCGCCCTTGACGAATATACGACGGCTAGGTTTTGGCCTGGATTGCAATTGTTCACGACGTTGGTCTGCTTGACCAATTGCTTTTGCAGTTGACGCGACGTGTTCATCCCGTTAGTCGAGCCAGTTCCGGCTCCTAGGCTGTCGCCAATGTGAATGATGTTGTATCCCGTCGGACGCAATACGTTGAAAGCTGCGTAGAGGTCAGACTTAAGCGCCGGCAATTCCGCAGTCTTGTCTGCCCCGGCAACGCCAAAGAACATCAGATCGCCCTTATTCGGAAAAGGTGCTAGATCCGTATAGCCTATCCATCCACCGCTGATCGTACCCGCCGTACCCGCCGCACGGGTTTCGGTCGTATCATTTTGGTGAATGGTTATGTTTACCGCATTCGACACCATAGCCGTGACGACTGTGCGAGATTGAATAGGCGTAGTTAGGTTTGTCGATCCGTCACCAGCAAAGAGCATCATGCCCTTGTTTTGTTCGCAGTAGAGCGTGGGACGCGGAGTCGCCGCAGTACCGAGTTGGAAATACGCAGCGCCTGAGTAGGATGTCTGCGTTGAATGGACCATTACAACTGTGAAAAGCCTATTGTTCACAGACAAGGTTGACGGAAGAGGGATTCCGGCAGACAGGCCGCTCATCGACAGCGCGGGGAATCCGAAATAGTCACTGGTGATTTGCGAGTACAGGGCACCAGAAGGAATGGTGATGTCTTCGGCCAGGGTTCCGTGATTATAATATTTCGAGTAGCGGCCCGTACTTGCGCCTAGGAAGGTGGCAATTGCAGCCGTGTCCAGATAGCCATTGGACGCATACCCAATGTCTTGCGTAGCACTATCTGAAGTGCGTGTAATTTGAACACACGGCTTGGTCGCGCCGACGGGTTTGACGAATGACACTGCGATCAGCATATTGCTGGGAAGCGTTACGGAAGCCGTGGCTATGACCGTGACCGGTAGCGTGGCCATGGTTGCTGACCCGCCTGCATTGGTCGCTACGACCGAACAAACCAACTGGTGCCCAACGTCTGCCGATACAGGCGTATAGGAGGACGAGTTGGCACCTGAAATCGGCGTAACTGAGTCATACCAGAACCATTGGTACGTATATGATGTTGGTGAATTGAGCCACACACCAGGAGCGCAGACTGCCGTTACACCAACAATCGCCGACGTGAGATTCAGTGTGGGCGCAACACTGTTTACAGGTTTCGGCGTTGGACTCAGAACCGCAAGAGCGTTACCTACCGATGTGAACAGGCTGGCTATCGCCTTCTGGTCCAGGAGTCCGGTCTTGAGCTTAGTGGCAGCATCCAAATTCAGAGGGGGACTCGCTCCGACCGCGTTCGCTGCAATCTGTACCTGATTGAGGATGGCGATGAGCCGAGATCGAAAGATCGGACCGGCGCCATGCAACCCGGTTCTTGGAAGAGTGACTGCGGGACTGGCCCCCAGTTCGTTGAGGCGGTCTTCCACCTGCTTAACCAGAGACCGAACTTTCTGGCGCATCACACGGCCACGCCCAACGAAAGTCCCTACATTCAGATTCCACGGCATACGTCACCTCTTGCATCACGTGATGCTGAGGTATAAATCAATTCACCTTTAAAGTGAGAGTCACGTTTTGAGTTAAAGTCCGACTACGGCTTTGAACTTGTCCGTGATAATGCCGCTTACGCGCGCTCGTTCTTCGTAGTCCTCGTCAAAATCGATGATCGGTATGCCGGGAAAGAAGCCCGTGGGCAGCAGACGTGCGCGGACTTCGGGCGCCGACCACGTGTCAGGATGAGCAATCAGAATGGTCTCACCCTCATGAACCACTTTGCCGAACCGGTCGCATGGCCACTCGGACCACTGGCATAAGGTGAGTTTTGGAACGACAGGTAAGCTGTCGATCGCCCGCTTGATATTTGCCAGTAAGCTCTCGGCCGATTTGGGCACGTCGGCGTTGCTAATGGTGGTAGACGTGACGGTGCCGCCAAATAACGAATTGAGCCTGGCCTTTTCGGCTTTCACATGACGTTTGGCCACGTCTGCGGCAATATCTTCAGCCAGCTTCCGTTGCACAGGATCACCCATAGACTCCACAAAGCGTTTGTCCGCCTCGATCAGAGCGTCGAGTGACACTGCGCTGCTATGGGCACGCGGCGAGGGCGCGTCACGTGGGTTGAACCGGCTGAAACGGTTGATTATACGGGGACCACGGGTCATCGTTTGTTGTCCAATGTCAGATTGATGATACGACGTTCTGCGTAGACCCGGATGAGGCCCCAAAAAGCGATTTGAAAACGGCGCCAGGCCGCAGCAGTTATGGGGAACACGGTTGTGCGGATTCTGTCAGGCGTTGACGGACGGCTTCACCAAAACGGTCCAGCCAATAGCCTTTGCCATGGAGCTTGCCTTCGTCATCCATGAGATGGCCAAAGTTCAGAACGCCTTTCCGATGTAGCGATTGCAGCAAAGCACGAGATTCCGATATGGAAATGCCAAGATCGGTAGATATGTGCTTTGGGCCGTATCCCCATTCCGGGACCATCTCGTTTATGGCTGCGATCTCAGCATCTGAAAGCTGCTCAACTACTCTACACATGTCTTCTGGGTTGATAGTCATAGTGCTTTTCCTCTCCGGTGCGCGCGTTCCAAGCGGCGGCGTTCAGCCCGGTTCTTCGCTCCATCCAACCGCTCGCCCCAGCGCGGGACATCGAGCGTCAGCGGTTCATAGTCCGTGGGGGCCATTTGCTGCGGCGCATAGGGCGTCATGTCCACGCCCCTAGCCTTCGCCAGATTGAATGTGTGCTGCGTCAGGAACACGATTTGCGCGTGACTAATGGGCGATCCGATAGCCATGGCTAACCATCCACGGGACGAATGACCCACTCGCGCACCTGGTTTAGTGGTATGGCGTAGCTGGTGTTGTCGTTAAACAAACTCAAGACTCCGGTGGCGCCGGCAGTTTGCGCCAGGTGCCCGCCGATCCGGTGCGAGGCGGAAATTCGGTAGGTCTTAACCTCGCCGTCGATGAAGGTGACATCCACGTCACTTAGCTCTGAATCACTGGCCATGGTTAGACCTCCACCCATAAAATGTTGTCGCCCCAAGGCTGCTGGCGTCGACGCAGCAGGTCTTCCAGTCTTCCTTCCGGGGTTGCGAAATTAAGAATACTCGTTGGCACGGTAACGCGTTGTGGTGTGCGGCACAGAAGTCCTTGCATTCCAAGGCCCGGCCACCACGCCATAAGGTGCTCGTAGCGCGGATGCGACTGGCCTTTGAACCCGGCCCGGCGTGCCTGTCGCATGTCGTGAAATATGATCAGTTCGGGAGGTGCTGGCACTTTTTTCTGCGCCCGCCGACCGTCCATATGACCCAGGCAGTAGACGGCGTAAGTCCAGGTGACTATCCCGATGCAGATGGCGAGAATGATAAGCGGATAGTCCATCAGTCAGCGGTCCTTATGGCATCAAGCAGGCCTTGGCGCTGCGGTGCGTTGGGCGATAGTCGGGCCGGATCGTCGCTGATCCAGTAGCCGTCCACCAGTTTGCCGGGCGGCAGGGTGAAGATGTGTTCGGGATTGTCGTCGTCCGTCGCCGGGTAGATCCGGCCGTCAGGGCGCATAACCACCGGGTCACCGCCTTTCGGACCATCGGCAGGTGGCGTCAGCACCAGATGATCGGTGGCCTGCAGATGTTCTTCCGGGATGCCGAGTTCGATATGCATTTCGGCCAGTGTTTGCCGGGCTGTCGCGGTGATCTGCTCGGCAGTGGCTCGCCGGTAGCTTCGAACTGATGCTTCAAAATCCGCTATCGTAAGCGGGCGGGCGAGCAGTTGGTCAATCTGGCGATCCATACCGGTCGACTTCACATAGTCGGCCCCAAGTACCGTATTTACACGGTCCAGGAGTTCCTGCTTGTGAGCGTCCATGGACTGGCGGGCGCGTCGAACTTGGCCGGTCGATAGGTCGACTTCGACGGCCATACCGGTTTCAATCGATTCGACGGCTGTGCCTACGTGCATGAAGCGGGAGGTCATAGGTCCGCCTTTCGCCCAGCGCCAACATAGTTGGGATCGGGTCGATATTCCGGGAGACAATAGAGATTGTTCCACTCTACCGCTCGCACAGCGTCTATCCAGGCGTCATGAAGGTCTTTGCCCGTACCACAGAGAGAAAGTATTTTGCCGCCGATTGATGGAGCATGTCGGACAAACCTCACTTCCCACGCCCCCAGGTGCGCTGGTCCGTTCGGCACGTGATTTCCGTTGGAGTCCTGAATATGATTGTGGCGCGCCCATGCGAGATACCAGCCGGCGGGCTCAACCATGCGACCACCGTCGTAGCCTAGTTGCGCGCGGGCTTTGATGGCGACTCGTTGCGCGAACTCCCACATGGCATTCTTTGTGCAAACGTAGAGATCAGCATTATCGTTGATCGACTTAAACCCGGTCTGCACACACTCCCTGAGCAGAATGCGTTCGGCCTCGCTGAAGTCGCGCGAAACGGGCGAAACTTCAAGTTCGCGAATATGCCGAGGTATTATGCTAGCTATGGCTTCGACAAAGACTTGTTCCAGGTGCTTCGCCTGGCCGTTTGGGCGGAAACCGTTGCCCAACGCGCTATCGTAGGCGTCAGCAAATGAAACTATCGCTTCGCCTAAGGGTTCATCTAAATATGACTCATGATCAAGTGAACCTGTCAGTTCTGCTAGAATCGCGTCCGCAGCGTCTTCGCGGCCTACCATGTGATGGCTGCCGGCCGACTGCACATGGTCACGAATGATCTCGACGATCTTTTCCTTGGTGAGTGCCATGGTCAGATCACCTTCCCGCCGTCGGCCAGTCGGTGCTCGCGCTTATGGTCGAGACGATTGGCGTTGTAGGCGCGCTTCTCGGCAATGATGTCGAGCAGGGGCACGTTGATGGTGTCGGCAAGGGCGAAGGTGAAGACGACTGCCGCGCACAACTCGTCGAGATAGTGTGCCGTGCGGCCCTTGCGGTAATGTTCAAAGGCTGCGTTGACGAATGACATCGCATTGAGCAATTGGCTTTCAGTGCTCTGAATAAGGAGGTCACGCAGCAGACCTTTGCTGGTGATGTAGCCGAGGGTGGAGGTGATAAAGCCCTCGGTGAACCGGTCGGCCGCGCCTTCGCCGCCGAGCAGGTCAAACAGCCGGATTGCTGCGTCAGCCAATTCGACATCGAGCATCAAGCGGTGGGGCAGATGGTCATCGCGCTTGTCGCCCAGGGTGCCGTCATAGGCTTCCAGATATTCGCTCTGGATAAGCATCATGACTTCCGGGCGATTGCGCGTCCTGAGGATGGATTCCCCGGTTTGCAAGTTCGACCACCAGCCGGCAGCGACGTTGGACTGGTGAATGTCGGTGGTGAGGTCTTGGAACTGTTTGGCGGTAAGCATGTAAAATCCCTTTAAACGTGAAAGTATAGGCGTAAAATTAGGAGCCAAGGAGCGACTGCGAACCCGACCCCGAGGCAAAAGATGATCAGGGCGAGCCCGATCCAAGACGTGACGGCGATCGGCATCCAGCGTTTCGGCATCTCATTGACGAGAATGTCGTAAACACCGGAAAGGAATAGCGCGAGACAGCCGATCGACCAGAGGGCTGAGAAGGCGCCGAGAAGGATGAACATCGGAAATGTCTCCTACAGCGACTGCGTGATTTTGACGCTATTTGGCAGACCCGCCCTAGAGTCCATTAGCCCAGCAATTTCCACCTTCAACCCGAGGGCCTTGGCGTCCTTGATGGCGCTCAACAACTGGTCAAGGGCTTCGCGAACGCGGGCGGCGGCCGCCTGATTGGCGTCCTTCGATGGGGCTGCGGTAATGACGTGCTCATGGAAGAGCGCCCGTTTTAGGCTCTCGCCGCCGCCGCCGTAGCTTTGCGTTCGAAAGAACTGACCACTGTGACGGTCGGCCTGGCGTTCGTTATATATTTCATCCAGGGTGCTTTGAAGCTTCGCCTGGTGCGTATCGGAGAGATCGGGGGTGAGTATCTGGATTGCCACCCCCTCTCCAAATTTATCGGCAGTCATTGTCTTCGGCTCGGAAGGTGCTTTGGGTAGAGACGGGCCGGGGTTTGGATCGTCGTTGACCGTGTAAAGCGAGAATTCCGTGCTGCCGAAGCGGAATACCAGCTGAGTATCGCCGCCATCTTGTGCGCAGAACCTCTCCACCCATTCTGCAATGCCGAAACGCTGGATACCGAAGTGGCGCCCAAGAGCCCGGATGAGCGTGACCCCAAAGTCGCGGCGGGCTTGCGCCTCGCCGGAAATAGTGACCTTCAACATAACAAAATCCCTTTAAACGTGAAAGTTAGTGCGCGAAAATGCTGTTGCCGACCAGCAGCCAGAAGCCACCGCAGACGAGCGTAACGCCGATGATGGTGTAGGCAAAGGGCCAACGCGGCTCCGAGTGCCAGTCTGGATCGGAGAAGGGATCACCCTTGCTGTCCGATTGAAGGCGTGGATCGAGATGAGAGTTATGCGGTTTCATAGGCTTGCTCCTGGTCAGAGTAGAAGAGGGAATGTTTGCATCTGACCATGTCGCGACTTGACTGTCAATTAAAAAGTGAAAGTCACGTAAAAAGGGCTCAGCCAAAGCCGAGCCCTTCTGACGCTGTAATGGTAGCGTAGGATTAGCTCTCAAGCGCCCTGATGTACCTCAGTACCGACTCGGAGAAGCCGTCCAGGTGCGTCCACCGGCCGTAACCCACGCCGTTTTTGTAGGAGGCGACGTTGATCATATAACCCTTACGGCCTGGGTGCGGATCTGGCGCCGATCCGTCGCCAGACTGTTCGTCAGTGATAACGATAAGTCGATCGTATGGAATCAGATCGTTGAGGCCTTTGATGGCTGCTCGCAGGTTTGTTCCGCCGTGAGGCTGCGATTTTGAAATCACCTCAACGCCGGCCATGCCGAGCCGATGCGGGACTTCGACGAGGTAATTTGAGAAACTGAACACGCGCACGTCGCCCGTGATCACTGAGGCTAAAGCGCAGGCAGCATCCATACGTGTCAGGTCCGACTTTGACGATAGTTTTGTGTCCATCGATCCAGACACATCCACGAGAACGACCGTTACACCATCGAAAGTCGGCCCCTCGGACAGGCCCGCGATCAATGCGCCGTCGATAGCCGGCTCAAAGGTAGGCACCGCGCGCGCCGCCGCGATAAAGCGGAACGGCAACACCTTATCCGCACCGCCGCGGCGAGCCCGCAATGCATCAGAAACCAAGGCGCGATCTACACCGGCTTCTGCCATGTTGCGCAGGTTGCGCAGCAGAGCCAGGTAGCCGAGTTTCTGTTCTCGCAACAACCTCTCAAAGGTTTCACGCCTGTTTGCGCCGCCAGACAGTGCGACCTCCCAGGTGTCCGGGCTTTCGAGTGTGCCGGCGGCAAGCCTGTTCCACAACTCCTGTTGGGCGTCGTTCAAGGGCTTAGGCCGCACCATGAAAAGGACATCCCGCAGTTTGATTGCATGGTCGCGATTGTACTTAGCGAGGGCGTAGGCGTCGAACTTGGTGAACGCGCGGCTCAGCCCTTTCTTCAGTTGGGCGGCAATCGGCCGGCGTCCGTCCTTCCAGTACAGGGCCAGCAGTTCGGCCAGTTCGTCGGCCCGGCTGATAACCTCGTAGATGGTGTCCGCAACAAACGACTCGCCGCTGCCGCGCTTGACCAGGGTCAGAAGCAACAGCAGGGGGACATGGCGAAGGTTGTGGACACGCCGCGCTTCGACGGCCAGGTTGGCAAGCGTCTTGAGGGGCACCTTTACGGCATATTCCTCAATGCGCTGGGCGATAGACTTGCCGTCTTCGTAGAATTCATTTTCCCACAATAGGCACGAGAGGACAGACCGACGCAATTGCTGCTCGTCGGTGAGGCGCGGGAATGCCGGCGCTCCTTCGTGAGTCTTGGGACGGGTGATTGTAGTGGCGGTGTTGAAACGCATGGTCGGCGGTCTCCATGAAGGGTTGCTGGACCGCGAAATAGAAGTGGGATCGGAGGGCGACGGGCGCCCGCAGAACGGTCAGCGCTCTCTTACTGAGCTACAGCCTGGCGTTTGCCATGCTGACGAGGATTTACACCTCGCGGCCTCTGTCTTGCATAGAAGTAGCTGCAGACTGCAGCACCTCCGATCCAACTAATATAGCGCGGAAGGACTGTCGAATTCAGATATGCGTCTACCAATTCCGCCATCGGCTCCCAAAAGGTGCTGAGCAGGATTCGAACCTGCAATCGTTGTTACGAAGTAACTGAACTCTTCACTATCCACGAATTGCAGTGAGGGAACCGGCGATAGCAGCACAGGTTTGTCTTTTGCTCTACCCATCTGAGCTTCCGGCCTTGCGACCGAGCCGGATTCGAACCGGCGACCCAAAGAGAAGTATCTGCGATCTGCACCACTCACTAAAAACTCGGATGTTAGGGAATTGTCGAACACGGCTGTTTTCATCCACAAGAAGTAACCGTGGTCTGCACCACCAACGATGCAGACCATAGAGCGGCGCATTTGCACTGTCAATTAAAAAGTGAATGTCACGCAATATTGACGATCTTGGGCGGACGTGCGAACGTGCAGAAGTGCCATAGCATGGAGGGTCGATATGATCCGGTTGGTCGCCCGAAGTATTAGTGAAATCCCTGTTTTTACTGAGCGTATCGACGACCTGCGACCCTAACCCCTTATACTCCGGACGATCTGTTCGGGTAACGCCTCACAGCCCGGTCGCACAACGGCCGGGCATTTCAATTTCACTCAAAACGTGAAATAGTGTTGACGGCCTGTTGAATCCGTGAGAGCGTGCAGTTCTTCGCAAGAGACCTTACCGAGGAGCCTCCCATGAAGTAGCAGATGTTCTCCGCCTCCTGAACCAACTCAACGCCCGGTCACAGTGCCGGGCGTTTTTGCGTTCTAAGGGTAGGAAGACATTTTCAAGTAAAAGGTGATTGTCATGTCGATTGTCGAGATCCGAACAGGTGGCGATGTCCGGTCATTGCACCGGCACTACATGCGCAAGTCGAAAGAAGATTTAGTGCGCAGTCTCCAAGACCTGCAGCGCATGGTCGGTGATACACCTGAACCCACAAACCATTTAATGAGTTTCAGCAAAGGCGGGCTCGCGCAAAGAGCCTTGGCCATACACAAGAGGTTGCCCGAATGACCACCGATACAATGATCGAGCCCGACGGCTGGTATCTGCACCGCGCCACCAATGACCAGTCGTCGCCCGACTGGATCGTCGAATTCATGAGACTGGGCGGCGGACAGCTTACGTCGGGCCGTGGCGCCGATCTGCCGGCCGCCTGGACGAATGCCGTCGCCAACATCGAGGCTGCAGAGAGCGGGCTTGTGCCGACGCAAGAGAATGGCCCGATGATCCTGTCGATCAGCAAGATATTCGCCGCCGGCACGAAGGTCGCTTTTGACAGTCACTCGGGTGCGCTGCGTGACGCCCGGGCAGGCGACCGAATGTCTTTTCCCATGCCGGCCTACGTGCTATCCGAAGACGGCCGCAGCGCTATCGTCGAGCGGCCGATCTGGGAGAATCTGCACACCCACCGGTTTCTGAAGAGGGAAGTGTGACGCATGATCCAACCCAATTCTGAATTCGAAGCCTTCTTCGCCGGCCAATGGGGCGATCTGCTGAACCAGGTTTATCCCAGCGAACTGTCCTGGGACCGAAAGGCTGCGATCCTGTATTGGGTTGACGTGCTCGGCAAACCGGCACCCTATGCCCCGGCCGATGTGCCAAGGGAAGCGCCGTCATCGATCGACGATGAGATTGCGGACTTGCTGGCGTGACATTGCAGATCAGGCCGATCAGCCTATTGCAAGCCCGTAAATTCGTCGGCGTATTGCACCGGCATCACGGAGAGCCCCAGGGCGGCAAATTTGCCATTGCTGCCGAGGAGTCCGGGCGAATTGTCGGGGTAGTGATCGCAGGGCGGCCAGTGGCCCGGCACCTCGACACCGGCAGAGTTGCTGAGGTAACGCGCCTTTGCACCGACGGCACGCGCAACGCCTGTTCGCTGTTATACGGCGCCGCGGCCCGGGCGGCAAAAGCCATGGGCTATGAGCGCATCTACACCTACACGCTTGCCTTTGAGCCCGGTTCCAGTTTGCACGCTGCAGGATGGTGCAGGGATATTGAGACGCGCGGCGCCAGCTGGGATCAACCTGGCCGGAGACGGACGGATAAGCATCAACTCGGGCCGAAGGTGCGATGGGTGAGGGTGTTGAATCCTATGAGCGTCCCCGACTTCCCATGTCCGCTGCGCTTGTACCTAGATGCAATGAGTCAGATCGACCCCATAGACAAACCGCAGATTCACGTTTAAAGTGATATTGCTTGATGGACACGACGCCGAGCGACCCCGCGATGATCAATGCCGCGGCTCGCCAACGTCCCCATAGGGCGATCATCCTCACAACTGAATCTATGAAGGTATCACCATGTCTGTGATTGCAAAGGTCGCCGTGCGCGGCGTCGAAAAACAATACAACCTTTACCGCGTCGAGGCCTATTGTCAGGCCGAGAACCAACTTATGGCCCAATATGCCGATCCAACCGATGAAGACCTGCTGTTTAGCCGGGCCAGTCCGTCGGGCGAGATGCGCGCCAAGTTCCCCGAGGACCCGCACATGGTTGAAGGTGACCAGCTGTATGTGATCTTTACCCGGGCGCCGCAGCCGCGCGCCTGGCATTGGTCGAAAGCCCGCGTTCAGAGTGTCACCGATTATGGCGGCGTCACCAAGGAAGTGCGAATCTGCTCACCGCATAGCTACGGCCGCCCGGATCTGGCCGCTAACGAACTGCCGGACTTCACGTTTAAAATCTCGATCGATAATGCCGGCGCGTCCGAGCAGTTTCAGCCGAATGACGCCGATTGGGTTGTCGGACTCTATCGGTCGTCCCAGGTCACCATGGACCAGGCGCTACAGCTTGCCCGTGATGCGCGGGGTGAGCCTGCTGAGGAACTCGTAGATGAAAGCCAAGGTTAAACTTTCCGCCGATGGCCGCTTCCGTCCTCTCCTCACTTATGGCGAGGGCCCCAGGCGCTATGGGCCGGTCGTCTCATTCAGTGTCGCTGTCACCCGAGCGCGGAAAGCTGAACAGGAGTTCCGTAACCGCGCCCTTATGCTCAAAGGTATCTTGGCTGAGCATAAGGAACGCATGGAAGAGATGAAACGACGCCGACCAATGGGCGTCTACTACGCAGTTTGATCTTCGACCCGGTGGCCCAGGCTGCCGGGTTTTCTTTTGCCGCGCTGATCAAAATGCTCCGGGCGATCTGCCAAGGTAAGTCCGGCTGAACTTTTCAGGTACTGCTCCGGGTGATCCGGCAAGGTAGCCAAGGTAAGGCCTTACGTACGCGTATACGGGCGCCTGGACGCAGGTCTGCACGTGCATGTGCGCGTACACGTGTGACACGGGCGCCGCGCGATTTCCTATTATCGTTCAAAGGCTTGTTCGAAAATAATTTTGCGTGACTTTCACTTTTCAGTTGACAGTTTCACGTTTGCCGTGCGAAAAGGGGTTATCGAAACACGGCTAGGGAGTTAGCCAAATGTCATCTGTCACCCTATTCAACGAAGTCAGCGATAATGGCGATTTCCGCGTTTGCGCCGAATGGCACAAAGACCGCACCTGTACGGTCACCACTTACGAAAACGACGGCAACGCTTGGCGTCAGGTCACCGTCCGTCACTACACATCTGACCTTTTGGCCGTCGGTTCCGCTAAGCGCAAATTCGCCAAGATGAATAAGGAGTCGCCTAAGCCATGAAACTCCCCCCGCTAATCTACCTCACAAACCTATTCGTTTACGGCCTCTTGGTCGTTCTCACATGCGCATTATTGCGCCTATAGTTTCACGTTTAAAGGGAAAGCTATGTTATGACTGACTATTATGTTTTGAAGCACAAGACGCTTACGGCAGTGTCGCACATTGGTAGGGCTATTACCGCTATCCCGACCCAAATCATTGGCCGCATGACCTTCGCGCAACGCAACCGATTGAATGCCAAAAACTTCGTGGCGGATGACCGGTGGCAATACAGGCTTATTGCCGACAAATTGGTTGAAATCGCATACGGCAATTTCATGGGTAATCCGGTTTTGGGTGTGACTGTCTTTCACCTGTACGGGGAGGATAGTGCACGCGCCGAAATGGATCACAATGCGTCAGACGCTGTGCATTCGGTCGACGAGCTTGTTGAAAAGCTTCTCTCCTTACAAACGGACGGCGGCGACCCGACAAGCAAATATCATGAGGCTTGCTGATCATGAAAACGTGGAAAGATATGGAGCCTGCCGCAGGCTCAAACTTGAACCGTATTCGCGTCGGCCAAACCCTTGAATTGTTCGGCGACCCGAAAAAGAAAATCGAAAAGGAAACAACGATTATCAAGTTTCCGGGCGGCCATGTGGAAGTGTCGCGCACCGCAGACAACGAATATTGGGTGCACGTATCGACGGCTGAAAACGGACAAATCGTTGACGCCCGTGCCGACGCGCAAGGCCGCTATGCCGACAACTTCCGCAATCTTGTGCGGGCTCTAAACACCGAAATTGCGGAAGGCGTGAATCACATAGCGTTCCGCGTAAAGCCGGGAAATCTTAAGCCTTGGGAGATCGAAGAATGAAAACTCTATCTGTTGCCAAAGCCAAAGACCGCGCGATCATGGGCAAGGTCAAATTGACACCCGTCTCGAAAGTGGAATCGTTCGTTGTCATCATGCGCGCCATGGGTGGCGACGATCAGCGCGCGGCACTGGCCGAATTACATGCGCGTGGCCTTTGGCTTGGTGACGGCTCATATAGTGGTCACGATCAACAAAGCGCGGCTATCCGCGCCGCCGGTCATCCCGTGCCATCTGAAAAACAGGAACGCAACGTTACCCTGGCCGCCATGGGATACTGCTCACCCAAGGCCCAACAATTCATTGACCTGTATGTTGCCGACGTGAAGCGCACGCCTGATGCTTATGACGCGAGCGTCCGAAATTGGCCAGAACATGCGGCAGCGCGGATCATTGAAAACCTCACCCATGATGAAATCGACATCCTGATTAAAGACGCGAAAGCTGAAGCCCGCCTGTTGGCACGGCACGGACACTAGGGAGATAGCGAAATGGATACACTTGTTAAAAAAGGCCCGTACATCGTCAACGATTGCCTTTTGATGTACGGTCAAGTTTCGGGCGACGAGGACGAAGCGCCCTTTATTGCCGACTTCTCGGAAAATGGCACGACGGGCGAATATACCGACGCCGAACGCGCTACCGCTGAATACTTTGAGCGCGCCGTCAACGCCTTTCCTGCCATGCTTGCGGCCTTGGAGGAATTAATCAGTGAGAAGAAGGCGCCGATTTATAATCTCCCGCCCCACGCGCAAGGCGTGATCCGTAGCGCTATCGCACAAGCCAAGGGGGACGCGGTCTAATGGCTACTTGGCACCAAAATAAGAACGTCGCAGGCATGTCAGCGTTGTATAAATCGCACCCTACTGAGTGGAAAGTGGTCGATGACAAGCCCGGCCAGTTCGCAAGTGCTCAGACCTTCCGTACAAAACGGGAAGCCCTGAAACTCGCCAAACGGAACGGGGGAATTATACGTGAACCATTGCGCCTAATTCAAGGTCACACATATCGCGGCGTCAACATTTACCGCGCCGCACCCAACTCTTCCGGCATCAAATGGGAGGCTCTTGGCTATGGCCGCGCCGACACCTTGGCCGGAATGAAGCAACTTATTCGGAGCGCGCTGTAATGGCCGCCATATTCGGCCTTGTCGCCCTTGTCCTAATCATCGCCACGGCCTGTAAATCAGTTGGCGCTGCAATCGTCCTGGCTATCTTCGCCGCTATCCTTATCGGCTTCCTGAAACGCTAACCCTGACACATGAAAGGACAAGCTGATGAAACAATTTGCGGAACGCAGGCCCTTTCCATTGGCCGGGCACAAATGTCTTGGTGCGCGGAAGCTATATGAGACCAGTTGCGAGTGTGGTTGGTACTCAGACCCGGACCCTGAACGCGCGGCAGTTTATAGGCGATGGCGAGCTCACGTGAGGGAGCACGGCGCAGAAATGGAAACGTTGCAACAAGCCGAAGCGCGGGAAAAGCGAGAGCGCGACAAGCTTTCGGAACGTTTCCCCTTACTTACGGTCCGACGTGGGAAAGATTGAGAGACTGGAATTTGAAATGTTTGACCTTTCGCCCGCCTTCACCAATGACGGTTACAGCGTGACCTTTCGCCTACATAGCGGCAACCTGGTTTCGTGCTGTATTCACGCCTTTGGCCCGTATACGGGGGCAGGGCAGGCGCGCCCTACGTTTCAAGCTATCAGCCCGCCCATGATGGACGCGCAAGCGGCGTTTAATATGGCGTGTCAGAAACTAAAGCCGAAAGACCTAGATTGTCTTTGGGATTAGGGCTTGCCCCACATACCGGCCTATAGATACCCTCTCGCCTCACAAGCGGGAGGGTTTTTCTATGCCTACAGACACGACACCTAAGGCACCCGGTTTCATAGGCTGGATAGGCGCTATCCTGCTACTCTTCGCCATTCTGTACGGCGTGTTCGGATGCTTTAAGCCCAAACACCACAACCCGGTTATCACCCACGCCGACACCACTGACACGCCCGTGAAGCGTAAGGCGGCCGCTGATACCGTCACGGCGTCGGGCTATTGGTGTCCTGTACCTACCGCCCTGTATGACACAAGCCCGCTTGGTAGCGGATGGAAGCAATACACCCTGACATGCGAGGAGGGCGGGCGCATGGCACGGTATCAGATACGCATGACGCCGGAGGGCGCACACGGCACGGTCAAACTGCTATGACCTCACAGTGCCGCAGGGCTACCCTAGCCGCATAGGCAACGCTACCACACTGCAAACCCCTCGCCTCATGGGCAGGGGTTTTCTTTTGCCTAGTCTTTTGAACGCTGTTCATGACGGTCTAAGGGCAGGGTGTGCAACCGAATCACAACGCACCACAATAGCCCTGAATATGTGTCTCAAGTCGTCTCATGTGAGCCCTGGTCGCACGTGCCTATGCGTTGTCTCGTTCAGTCTCGTACAATCTTATGCCGTCTTATGCCGTCTTATAGGGTGGCTTGGGTCCCTCTTTATGAGACGACTTGAGACGCGAGGGGCGCAGACCGCGAAACTCGAAAGACCTCAAAACTACTAAATGCACTTGTTCGACTATTAGCTAAGTGTCTAACCGTTGATTATACCGACAGCACGGCAGCCGCTCAGCGCCGAAAATGGGTAAAAGCACTTGCCGGCGGGAAAACTTCGATCCTATTCAACGTTTTTGCGGTGACAGCGGAAAAATCGGCTACTTTGGACCTGTCCCGGACCTGTCCCACCACCTGTCCCATCAATTTGTCTATATAAATCAATAAGTAGGACAGGTTGGACAGGTTGGACAGGTATTATAAGGAAAGCTGTCGTAGGGGTACAAAAGCGCTAAAGCGAAACAACATGGTCGGATGAAAACGCGAAAAGGGGGTAACGACAGGTGTATAGGGAAATAGCTGTCCGGGCTGTCCAACCTGTCCCGAGCCTTATGTTTTCAGGTGTTGCGCGTGGACAGGTCCCCAGATGACCTGTCCCGGAATGGGGGACCTGTCCCAAAAAGAAAACCCGACCTTTTTCAAGGCCGGGAAAACTTGCAATAGGATCGATGTTTTATACGTCGCGCCGAAAAACGCGTTGCCGTCCAAACCTGGCCGTGGCATCTCTACCGGCAGCACGCCACCCTGGTACACTGCGTAGAGCGCGGGCATAAAGTTGGGAATTGCGCGGATCGAGTGATGCCATATCTCGTCCAGCCATATCCACCCATACATCCAGGACGCAAACCACATCCCGATATCGAGGTTCGGCATCGTCAGCGTCGTCGAAATCTGCGGCTATCGGAGTGTTCAACCAGCCTTCAATCTGACCAGCAAGCATTTCTTCCGGTGTATCCTGGCGCCGGCTCTCCTGAATAGCCAGCGCTTCCACTCTGGCGTCGGCTTCCGTCAGGTATAATGGTAACGTGCCGACCGGTTGTGTTTTTCGCATATTGCGGTATAAATATACCGCTTCCGCCCACAGTTGATCCAGGTCCCGTTGCAAGCGTTTGAAGTCAATTTCTTCGACAGTACAGAAGACAGGCCAGAACCGACGGCCGCCCGTTGGGTCACGTAAGTACTCACCTTCGTTCGTCGTCCCCATGAAGATGCATTGCCGAGGCACATCTTCTGCGTAGCTGGCGAAAGGCCTGCGCATTCGATCAGTGGCCGCGGAGACAAACCCTTTAATAGTCGTCACTTCATGCTTGCTGAAGCCCTGCAACTCCGGAAGTTCGCATATCATCGACCCTTCCATCTTCTCGACCATAGTTTTGCGATCAGAAAAGTCACCCTCAAGCTCAGTGTACCAATCACGAGCGAGGATTCGGATAAACGTTGATTTCCCTTTGCCTTGTGCGCCTTCGAGAATTGGCACGAAGTCAAATTTATGCCCTGGTTCGAAAATCCGCGTGACCGCACTGACCAATGTCATTCGCGCGATCTGCCGATGGTAGGCATTGTCCTCGGCGCCCAGGTGGTCGATGAACATGCGGTCGAGCCTCGGCTTGCCGTCCCAGCGCAGGCTATCGAAATACTCTTTCACCGGATGGAAACTGCGCTTGCGAGAGACCATCAGCACAGCAGCCTTCAAATCGCGGTCGCTCACCTTCAATGAGTAGCCGCCCTGACTGTCAGGCGCTTCGATCATTGCACGCAGGGCGGCCAAGTGTTCGTCGCCCCACCGATCGCCCTTCACTTCGTCGCGCAGCGTCCAGAAGCCATCATCCAATTGCCGGCGCGGTTTCTTGGCGCCAACCCGGGCCTCTTTCAGGCGACCCGCCAACTCGATTCGCACGATCTGCTGTGAGAATTCGTTGAACCCTATGACGTTGCGGATGCGTTTATCGTACCTGACGATCAATTCGACATTGTGCAGACTGGCCTTGAGACCGTCATCGGTCAGTTGGAAGTAGGTTTTCCAGTCTGGATCTGGCGCAATGCGTGCGCGCTCGACTTTGATCGGGGGCGGTGGCACCGATGCAATCAACAGGTCTTCCAGATCGTCTAACAGAATATCGGTCGGACTGGCTTTTTCCTGATAGGGAACAAGGGCTTTGTTTCCCACATCCGCGCACAAAAGGTCGGCCAGGTCATCGTCTTCATCGCCGTCGAGCAAATCGACATCACCGAACTGACGGTCAATCCGATTCTCTTTCGATGCCTTAATAAGCAGCGCCATGCGCAGTGGCCGTTTTGCACCCTTGAATGATTTCCAGACGCGAGCCTGGTCGCGCGGATCGTATTTCTCGGAGCCTTTCGACCACTCGGACCAACGTTCGAAGCCGAGGGCGCCGCCTTCGTACTGGTGGTGCAGCGCCATGCCGACCTGATACCACTGGTCGCGATCATCCACCCAGTCTGAGGGCAGGTCCTCCATAATGCTGTCGATCTCATCGTCCGAGAGGTCCATCGGCCGCTGTTTGATCAAGCCGTTCAGATCGTCATCATCGTCGTCTTCATTAAGGTCGTTATCGAGCGCGCCCCAGGCCGCTACGTCGTCCGAATCAAGCAGCGGCCCCATGCCTAGGTCCAGCGCTTCGAAATCGATCTCCCGACCCCACCGATATTCCAATCCCGTGTCAGGATGGATCGACGGCGGCAGCACGGCCTGCACATTCGTTCCATACAGCACGACTTCCCAGTCGTATTTCTTGACGTTACGGTGTTTTTCCTCGGACCAAACTTGAGTGAAGCCGAAGGATTTGCCAAGCGTCAGTTTATAGAACGGCTTATCGGTGAAGAAATATAGGTGCCGGCTCTCGCCGCCGCTACCGCTGATCACATAGGGCGCTTGCCGGGCGTCGGGCCATAGGTCGAGGATGACTTGCCAGGCGGCGTCGGCCTGATCGGCATCGCGAATATCCATGTCAATGAGGTGCAGATATCCCCAACGTGTTTTGCTGGGTTCACCGGTGCGGATGCCGATATTCTGGCCGCGGCGATAGGCTTCCTTTGCGGTCTGCCAGGTGTGAACAGGGGCAGCGGCCCAACCTTTATAAGGCGCCTTGGTCTTCGGCCGCAGCCAGTGTATCGCCAGGCCAGCGGCAATAAGCGGCTTAGCCGCAGACAGCATCCTGTCTTCGTTGCGTTCCCCGTTCATGCCGGAAACTGCCTTTCCGACGTATTAGAGGTGTTCTACGAAATCTTCGAATTTCAGACGGCCGTCCGACTTGGCGACGATCGCACGGGCGTTGTCGCTTCGCATATTCTGGCCGTTGCACCACCTGTAAAGGGCGTTCCGGCTGAACCCGAGAAACTTCCCAAGATTTTCCAGGCTGAGCGACACTTCGCCGTCAGCATAGGTCTTGTGGAACGCCGGAAACGCGTCGAACAGCTTCTTATACAAGGGCTTGTTCTTGAAGAACTCGCGGTTCTTGTCCCTCGGTTTGATGCCGAAACGGCGGCGAGCAGCGGGCTCCGCAGTTTGAGTTTGACTCATGTGAACCTCATTGAAAGTGGGGGCAACGTAACGCACCAATTCCACACAATCAAGTTAAACGTGAAAATATTTGCGCAATGGGGTTGCACTTTCACTTTTCACGTGCTTGTATCCGGTCATTCGCCGGGTGCTTCTGGCGGGTGTCCGGCCACAGTGCCGTTGTCGTTCCCGGAGAACCGGAGCGGGGCACCCTCCCGAAGTTCCCGGCGTTCTCACCGCCGAAATCAGGAGATCCCATGTCCATCGAAGCGCTACTCGCTGAAAACACTAAAGCCATCCAATCACTGGCCGAAATCATGGCCAAGGTTGCCACCGGGCAGGATGCAATCGTTCAGGCCGCCAAGGGCGCGACCGCCGCAAAAGCCAGCCCCAAGACCGAGGCTAAAGCCGAAACCAAGGCTGAAACGAAGTCTGATGACGCCGGCAAGACTGAAATCAAGTCGGATGCCAAGTCTGCGACTCAGGACGATCTGATTGCCGCGATCAAGGGCTACGCAGTCGGACTCTCGACGGAGGCCGCCGCCGCCCGTAAGGAAAATAAGGGTAAGCTGCCGGAAGACGGCGACTGGTCTGCTGAGGATCGCTTCAAGGACGCGGAAGCCACTGCCCGTCAAGCCGAACTCGACAAGCTGTTCAAGAAGGTCGGCGCCACCAACTACAAGACTGTACCCGCCGACAAGATCGCTGCCGTGATTAAGGCCGTGAAGACGCTGACCGAACGCGGCAACATCCTGAACCCCGAAGACTTTGCTGATGACGCCGGTGGCGATGCCGGTGGTGATGACGACGATCTGCTCGGCTAACGAATTCTGAGGGGAGTACGCACCCCTCAGATGAACCTTCCCCGGTACATCCCCCATCGTACCGGGGAAGGCTTTTACGCAGGCAGCGGGACCGCACCACGCGGTTAAGGGTTCGTCCCTTCAGTTGGAATCCGACTGCTGTCTCCGCAAAAGCCTTAGAGGTTTACAATGTTCGAAATTGAACCCGGCCAAGTCTATCGCCATCACAGCGGTCGTGTCTATACCGTTTTGTACTTGGCGAATGCATCGGTCATATCAGATCGCTTTCCGATTACTGTTGTCTATATTGGTGCCAACGGTAACGTTTGGTCACGTCCATTAGCGCAGTTTTTGGAGAAATTTGAACTCCTTCACGATGGAAAGAGCACCGTCTAATGGCAGCCCATGCTCGCATAGGCCCGTCGTCGCTTAAGCGTACGATCAACTGCCGCGGCTCTATCCGCGAGTTGGAAAAGCTTACGCGCACGTCGAATGACGCGGCTGATGAGGGCTCCTGTCTCCACACCTTTTGCGAGGAAGTGCTCAATTCCGAAGGGCTGCTTGAGCCGTTCGACCTGATCGGGAAAACGTACGAGCACAATGGCTACAACCTAACGATCACCCTTGATCACGCTGAACATGCGATCAACGGCATCGATTGGATACGCCAACAGCCGGGCGAACTTCTGGTCGAGCAGCGTGTCTCACTCGAACCATGGATGCCAGATCAGTTCGGCACTTGCGACGTGGCAATCCTCGACGACGACCTGTGCATCATTTTCGATTGGAAATGGGGCAGCGGTGTTCCGGTAAAGGTCGAGGACAACCCTCAACTCAAAGCGTACGCGCTTGGGTTTCTGCATACGGTTCTTCGCCCACGCGGGCAGGAGCCATCGACGTTCCGGCTGATCATAGAGCAGCCGCGCAACGCGAAGGGTGGCCGCTATTACGAACATTGGGACATATCCTTAGAGGACCTGCTGGAATTCGGGGAATTGCTCAAAGAGGTCTACGCCGACGTGATGAGCGGCACGGCGCCATGCGTGGCCGGCGAATGGTGCAAAGAGACCTTCTGCGACGTGATGAAAACGGAGCAGGGGTGCCCGGCCTACAATCGCATGATGATCGATCTGCTCGGACCCGAGTTCGATGATGACGATCTGGATCTTGAAGACCCTGATCTGATCACACCTGAGCGACGTGGGCGTATCGTCAAGTGGGCGGCTGAGATACGCGCTTGGCTCGCCAAACTGCATGAAGACAGCATCGACGCGGCTTACGCCGGCCGTACTGATCCGGGCTTGAAGCTTGTGCCGGGCCAAAAGGGCGACCGCTATTTCACCGATGAAGAAGAGGCCGAACTCATCCTGGGCGCGGCTCTTGGCGCCCAAGCTTTCACGTTTAAATTGAAATCTCCCGCGCAGGCTGAGAAGGACCTCAAACCTGGGCGGAAGAAGGTGGGCAATAAGACCGCATGGTCCGCGCTCACCGAACTGATCGGTCAGGACGAAGGGAAACCTGTTCTCGTGGCCGATTCCGACCCTCGCCCGGCCCTCAAACCGCTGCGCGATTACTTTGACGACGATGATGACGCGTCGACTTTTTCTCTTGATGACTAGGAGGCTTGTCTTATGGCAACCGACAAACTTGATGACCGTGAATCCAGAACTGTAATGCTCAAAAAGGTTCGGCTCTCCTTCCCGAACCTGCGCACGAAGACCGCAGCCGTCAAAGGCGGCAAGGAAAAATTCGGCGCCAATTTCCTGCTCGACCCTAACAAACCGGCCCACAAGAAGCTCATGGACCAGATCGCGAAGGCTGTCGAAGCGGCTGAAATGAAGGAATTCGGCAAGGTTGGGCATATCAAAAAGACTGTCCAGGACCCCAAGCGGAAGTGTTACCGCAAGGGCGAAACCTTTGCCAACCAGGATACCGGCGAAGTCTATGACGGCTATGCCGGCATGGTCGTCGTGTCGGCTTCCGCTGATCGTCGCCCGACGCTCTTCAATCGAGCCAAGGAAGAAGTTGACCTCGAAGACATCGAGGACGTGTTCTACGGCGGCTGCGTGGTTGATGCCAAGGTCAGCTTCTTCTGCATCTCGGACAAGGACAAGGGCGGCAACGGCCTGTTTGCGACCGTCGAAGCGATCCGTTCGTGGGAAGAGGGCGAATCCTTCGGCCGTGCTCCGACCAGTTCGGATGAATTCGATGACGATGATGACGACGGCATGGACGGCGGCTCGTCTGCCGACGATGACGACGACCTATTGGGTTGATCTGATGCCCGGTCGCTTCGGCGGCCGGGTGTTCAGGTGAGGTGTGGAACCGTCAGTACTGTGAGATCAGAGCGCTCGCACGAATGCGGTAGGCATTAGCTGAAGGCCGGCGCGTCCCCAGTGACCCGGTTGTCTTAATTGATCGCACAAGCCGCCACATCTCTCCCCAACATCCGGGAGCTTTTAAATGATCACTTATGATCCGACACGGTGGACCGGTCGCCCTTTTTGGGCCCAGACGCCATATCAATTTATTCAAACGTGTCTACGACGTGCGCTTTACCCATGGTCGGGCGGATGCGAGTGCTGCGTGGGACAAGAGCATTGGCAAGGTTGCTATTGCGCATATGTCGGCGGAATTGCTCCAGGAATAGGCCCTGAACGCTGGCGTGTTCTCCTTCGCCAAACGATCGGGCGGCTGTTTGACATCGAGTCGAGATAGCCATGTCTATACTGGTTGCTGATACCGAGGTGTATCAGAACTTCTTCTATATCGGTTACAAGAGACTGTCGGATGGCCTGCGCGTCGGTTTCGAACTGAGCGAGCGGTCGCCTAAGCCGGATCGTGCGCGCGTGCGCAAGATCATGATGTCGAACACAAACATCGGCTACAATTTCGCCGGCTTCGACAATCCGTTGATCTGGGCATTCATCAATGGCGCTGACAACAAACGTCTGAAATGCCTTGCGGACGGCATTATCAACAACAAGGTCCGGTGGTGGGACGCCGAGAAATTCTGCGACGTAAAGATACCGCGGAACTGCGACACCATAGATTTGATGGAGCCGCAGCCGAACGCGATTGCCGGCTTGAAATCCCTGATCGCACGCATGGGCGGCAAGTGGTTGCAGGAATTGCCATATCAGCCTGACGAAATCCTCACGCCCGAGATGATGGACCGGGTTATCGAATATAACCAGTACGGGGACCTGGACGGCACCGAACTGCTCTGGAAGACGATGAAGGAGCCAATGGATCTGCGTCTGGCTCTCGGCCGGCAATATGACATGGATTTCCGGTCCAAGTCTGACAGCCAGATCGGTGAGGCGATCGTCAAAAAGCGCGTCGAGCAGATCACGGGCAAGAAACCGGAGAAGGCTAAGGCGCGCACCGGCTACACGATCAAGTACAATATTCCCGACTTCCTTCACTTCAAGCATCCGCACCTGGTCGAAATCCTCGATCGCCTGCGTACGACCGAATTTTACGTCAACGCCAAAGGCAAGGTGAACTTACCCACCTGGCTGATCGGCAAGACCAAAAAGCGCGAGATCAGCCTTTTCGACGGCAACGGCAACGTCATATTCGACCCGGCGAACGATGATGAGGCGGGACCCGGCCTCGGCCTCATACCCATCGGCAAGACCATCTATAAGATGGGGATCGGCGGGCTGCACTCGACAGAGAGCAACCGGGCCGTTCACTCCGACGCGAACTATGTGCTGATCGATGCCGACGTGGCGTCGATGTACCCGACCCTGATCCTCCTGCTGAAGCTGCTGCCGCCGGCATTGGGCGAGGCCTTCTGGATCGGATACGCCGGCATCAAGGGCGACCGCCTCAAGGCTAAAAAGCGCGGCAAAGAAATCAAGGAGGCGATGAAGGATGACGGCCGCACTGAGGCCGAACTTCACAAACTCCTCGGTGAACTGCTTGCCTGCGAAGTCGTCGACAAGGGGCTCAAGATCGCCTTGAACGGCGTGTTCGGCAAGCTTGGCTCGATCTGGTCGATCCTGTTTGCTCCCGAACTGCTGCTCGCCGTCACGCTCACTGGCCAGCTTTCGCTCCTGATGCTGATCGAATGGGCCGAGGAGGCCGGGATTGAGGTGGTAAGCGGCAACACAGACGGCGTGCTGTTCAAATGCCCGCGTTCTATGTTCAACGGGTTTGCCGTGAAGGACGCTAAAAAGACCGACCGGTTAGCGCCTGGACCTCTCGAAGCGATCTGTTCAGCCTGGGAAAAGGCAACTGGAATGGATCTCGAATTTCAGGAATACAAGGCAATATACAATCAGTCGGTCAACTCTTATTTCGCTATCAAGGCCGATGGCGGTCATAAGCGCAAGGGGCCGATCGCCAACCCCTGGTCGGATCACCCGGACGACCGGGACCCGCGCGGTCAGTTGATGAAGAACCCCCAGTCAACGATCTGCTCAGATGCTGCACTGGCCCTGATCAAGTATGGCACGCCCATCGAGAAGACAATCCGTGACTGCATGGACATCCGGCAGTTCGTCACGGTGATCAAGGCGACCGGCGGCGCTACCTGGCGCGATCAATACCTGGGCAAGGTCGTGCGCTATTACTATTCGACTGACGGCGATCCGATGTTCAAGGCCGTGCCGAACGATAGCGGCAATTACCCGATGGTCCCGAAAACCGAAGGCTCGGCACCGTGCATGATTCTGCCCGACGAGTTCCCGGATGATATCGACTATCGCCGCTACATCTATGAGACCGAACAACTGTTGATGGACATCGGCGCTGTCTGGCGGCCGCCTGTCCTTAAGAAGGTCTCGACGAACCAACGGTCGCGCAAGCTGATCCTGAACGACTACCTCTCAGCCATGCGGGCGGCAGCATGACGTTTCACTATCGCGACGGTACATTTGCTACTGACACTTCAGCCTTTACGCTACTATTGGCTGCCTTCGCCTACGAAGCTAAACCCGTTATTGCAGTCTGGTTCTCGTGCGGCGCGGCCAGTGCTGTAGCGGCAAAACTTACAATCGAACGATACGGCGCCACTCATGATGTGAGGCTGCTGAATAATTTCGTGTTGGAGGAAGACGGAGACAACCGCCGTTTCCTGCGCGAGGTGTCGGAGTGGTTAGGTTATCCAGTTGAGCAGGTAGCGCACCCCGATTACCCGAACTGTAGCGCGGTAGAGATATTCGATCTGCGCAAATTCATGAGCAGCCCGAAGGGTGCGCCATGTACGATGCTCCTCAAGCGAGGCGCACGTCAACACTGGGAACAAACCCATGATGTTGCATGGCATGTTATGGGATTTACGGCGGAGGAAGAAGATCGACACGACAACTTCATTCTGACAGAGCGCGATAACCTTCTGCCCGTTTTAATTGACGCAGGGCTGACAAAACAGGACTGCTTCGACATCTGCCTTGCCGCCGGTCTGACGCTGCCTCGCATGTACCTCTGGGGCTATCCGAACGCGAATTGTGTCGGATGCGTGAAAGTGAACTCTCCGACCTACTGGAACCATGTTCGTCGCGTCCACCCGGAAGTCTTTGCGGCGAGAGCCGAGCAGTCGCGCCGCCTAGGCGTTAGACTAGTTCGTGTGCGTGGCGCAGGTAAGGGGGAGCGTACACGCATATTTCTCGACGAACTGTCGCCCGATTATGTCGGTGGTCCTATGAAGTCGCTAAAGATGCCCGACTGCGGCATCTTCTGTGAGGAAAAGCCACGTTTCAAGCTTATAAATTCGTCGGGCACATATCGCAAAGCTCTCTGGCCCACATATCTCAGCGCCATGCGGGCGGCAGCATAATGGCCCGAGAACTCGCCATCGAGGGAGATGTCGTCGAGTGGGCCGAGGATAACGGCTGGATCGTACGCAAGATGTCTTACATCGGTCGGCGCGGCGCCGCCGACCGGTTTTTCTTCGGTTACGGGCAGATCGTGCTCATTGAATTCAAGAAACGCAATGGCGCTCTGTCTGTTCAGCAGGCGCGCGAGCGTCAGCGACTGGCCGCGGTGGGCGTTACCGTCCACCGCGTCGACACAGTGGCCGAAGGCATTGCGATCCTAGAAGGCGTCATGTTGTTGGCGGCATAGCATGTTAAAAAGAGAACACCTTCGTCCCTACCAGGAATTCATTGTCGGCAAGATCGTGCAGTCCGTGCGACCTGGACCTGAGAAACTGCCCGGCCTGATGGTGGCGTTTGAGCCTGGGGGCGGCAAGACGGTGAGTGTGTTGACCGGCTTTGACGACGCCCTGAACGAAGGGCTGATCAGAAAAGCGTTGATCGTGGCGCCGCTGCTGGTCGCCCAGACGGTCTGGCCGGAGGAGCCCCAAGAGTGGGAACATCTGCAACATCTGCGGCCATTGCTGATCCGCGTTGAAGATAATGACCCTGAGGTCCTGGCCCGCTCGTTGCCGGTTTACCATGAGGCGTTGACGCGGTTCCGGAATGAGACGGCAACGTGGTTTACGTTCGGCTTGAGCCCACAGGACTTCGCCGGCTTATTGCGCCTGCTCAAGATATCGCCGGAACAGCGGGCCGCGCGCACCAGAGATGCGGCGGAAATCTCGATCCGCGATGAATTGATGGGACGGCTCGTGGCCGACCCCGCGCCGATCCATGTGATCAATCGCGAGGCGTTACCCTGGCTGTGGGACTATGCTCGGCGAAAGAAGACCTGGCCGTATGACGTGATGGCCATTGACGATTGCCGCGAAGGCCGGACGGCAAAGACCAGGGTTAAGCGCGACAAGGAAAAGCAGGAGAAAGCGCCGTTGTCCCGCTGGGGCATTATGGCGCACGCCCGCAAACATATGAAGGCGGTCATCCAACTGACAGGGACACCCACGCCGAAGGGGCTGCATAATATGTGGGGCCTGATCTACCTGATCGACCTGGGCAAACGTCTCGGCACTGCCAAGACGCCGTTTTACGAGCGCTACTTCGCGATGAATGAATACTTTCAGCCTACCGATCCGAAAGAGGGGGCGTTCAAGGCGATCATGAGCAAGGTGACAGACATCATGTTCAGTCTCAGGCCCGAGGATTTGCCCGATCTGCCCGATTTCATCATCGACCCGATCCGGGTGAAGCTCAACGACAAGGTGCTCAAGGAATATCGTCGTTTTGAGCGGACCCTGGTGTCGGAGGAATACGACGTAGAGGCGGCCAACGGCGGCGTGGCGCACGGTAAGAAATTGCAATTCGCCAATGGCTCGATGTTCCGGGAAGACGGAAAGGATGTCTGGATTCACGACGCCAAAATAGAAGCGCTGAAAGAACTGGTCGAACGACTGGACGGCACGCCGCTGCTTGTCACCTATGACTTCGAGTTCGATAAGGAGCGCATCATGCGTGCGTTTAAAGACGCCGTTTTGCTGACGCCGACGAACTCAATGCAGTTCACGCGTGATTGGAATGCCGATAAGATCCGTGTCGGGCTGTGTCACCGGGCGTCGGCCGGCCACGGTCTGAACCTGCAAAAGGGCACGGGACATATGTGCGAATATGGCCTGACGACGGACGCCGAGTTATATCTGCAGTTCAAGAAGCGGCTGCATAGGCCGGGGCGGAAGACAACGGTGTTCAATCATGTCATCATTTCCGAAGGCACGATCGACGAAGATGTATTTCCGATGTACCTTGATCCAAAGATCGAAACGCAGGAGCGAGTCCTGGAACACGTCCGGATCGACTTGCGTGACCCAGATCTTGTTGACTTATTGTCTTAATTCCCGTCCGTGGATAAACGTAAAACGTGCGAATCACGTATAAAGGGAAATTAGGCTTTATTTTCAGACACTTAACGACATTCCGCATTGACATAATTAATTGACTATCACATTTAGTGTGAAAGTCAGACGCAATTATTATGGGTGTAATGCAGATGAAGAGCGAAACCAAGAGTGCTGAGGCGCGTGTACCGCGGGTCTATCCGTATAAGGAATTCGGTGAGCGTCTTAAGCAGGCCTGCGACGGCAATCCGGATGTTCCGGAGCCGAATTACGGCCGACTCGGTTGGTTCGTTGAGAAGCTTGCAAACGTCGGCGTAACTGCGTCCGCAGAAACGGTTCGAAAGTGGTTTGCCGGCGAAACCTTCCCGCGAGCGAAGGCTATTGATGGCCTGGCGCGCATTCTTCAAGTCGATCTGGCTTGGCTAACGGTTGGTCACGGCGGCACATTTGATGCTCGTGAGAAAAAGGTGCGCAACGCACTGGCCGACGGCATTGTCAACGTCGTTGCCGGCTTCATTCAGATGCACGGTGGGAGCCCGGCCTTTCCGGAGCCGAACGATAAGCGGGCGCGCTCCGAAGCGATTGACCTATATACGGTTATTCGTGGCGCACAGTACGCGTTTCAGATCGCACTGGGCACCGAAGATGGCGACGGCGTGAAATTTTCCGTCAGGCCTGCAGGGGAGGGGACGTTCATCCTGGGCGCCGTAGCGAGCGGCGATTTTTCCATCGAGATCATTGAGATCGATCATGAGGGATTGGCCGAGGTTGGCACCCGCAAGAACGGCTTGATCGAACTGCGGCTCGACAAAACATTCTCGGTAAAAGGGCGAACCTTCAACGTGATTAAAAATTTCCGCGAACGCCTATAGACATTCAAATTTAAATTGAAAGTCACGTATTAAGTGTGTACGGTTCCGGTCTAATCCCCGGAGCCACAAAGTGCAGTTCCCACATTCTTCAAAAGTTCGCTTCGGGTCCGTCTGTTCTGGGATTGAAGCAGCGAGCGTGGCATTGTCTCAGTTCGGCTGGAAAGCTGCATGGCTTGCCGAGGTCGACGTAGCAGCGTCTCAAGTGCTGGCGCATCACTATGGTGCCACAGCACCCGTTTTCCCGCTTGATCCCGATGCACCCGGCTTGTCCGACGACGACCGCAAGGCTCGGCTGACTGCGATTAAGGCGGCTAAAAAGCTTTCCTGGGGCCAGCAAATTACCAATTTTGGGGATATGAGCAGGATTGGCCGCATGATCGCGAGGGGCGAGGCCGAGGCGCCGGACGCGCTTGTTGGCGGGACGCCATGTCAATCTTTCTCACTGGCCGGCCTACGCAGAGGTTTAGAAGACGCCCGCGGCCAACTTACCCTTTCTTTTTGCGCATTAGCGGATACGATCGATGAAGTCAGAACCGGCCGAGGTGATCAGCCTTGCGTCATTCTCTGGGAAAACGTGCCCGGAGTACTTAACCACAAAGACAATCCGTTCGGTTGCTTCCTTGCTGCGCTCGCCGGTGAAGACGTGCCTCTCATCCCACCAGGGCGAAGGTGGACGGACGCTGGTGTTGTCATTGGTCCCAAAAGAGCAGTCGCGTGGCGGATCGGAAACGCCGAATTTTTCGGCCTGGCCCAACGACGCAACCGTTTGTACGTTGTCGCAAGTGCTATTGAGGGGTTCGATCCCGGAGCAGTACTTTTTGAGTTCGACGGCGTGCGAAGGGATTCTGCGCCGCGCCGAGAAACGGGGGAAGCGATTGCCGGAACCCTTGATGCTCGCTCTACAGGCGGCGGTTTCCCCGGCACAGACGGAGCCTGTGCCGGGCACATCCAACCTCACGAGCGACGACCTGATGGACTTGCTAATGTAGCGCTACAGAACGTTACCGGCGCTTTGAGCGCTGGTGCGCACCCTAGGGGCTTCAATGGTCAGGACGCTTATAATGATATGTTGATACCGATGGCCTTCGGTCGCAACAACACGTCAGGTCCAATTACTGCTGCTGCTGCTGCTCTAAATGCGCATGGCGGGCCACACGGGCGACTAGATTTCGAAAGTGAAACGTTTGTTCTTGAGCCCATCGGATTTAGTTCTAAGGATTACGGAGCAGACGCCGCCGCCGAACTAGCGCCCACTATGAGGGCGATGAACCATGCACAGAGCCATCCGAACGCGGGCGGTCAGATTGCAGTGGCCTATGCGGTCGCCTTGCGAGGCAGGGAAGGTGGTGGCACTATCGAACTTGGCGATGAGGTGAGCAACACACTGCGGGCGTCGGGTGGTGGTGGTGATAAAGCCTATTGCGTAACCGGAGAAGTAACGCACACGCTGAAGGCCGATGGGTTCGACGGGTCCGAGGATGGCACTGGCCGAGACCAACCCATCACAACGGCTTACCGAGTAAGTGGCAACCAAGGGGTATGGGAAACCGGCAACCGCACCGACGCCCTGACTGCGGCCAATGATAGTTCCGCGCAGTTCCTTATCCGGTCACAGATGGCCGTCCGCAGATTGCTGCCAATCGAATGTGAGCGACTTCGAGGCTTCCCTGATAACTATACACTGGTGCCGATCGGCAAGAGGATGGCAGCAGATGGGCCGCGCTACAAACAACTGGGTAATTCGTGGGCTGTCCATCATGTTCGCTGGATTGGTCAACGCCTCGACGCCGAACTTCGCCGGTCCAGGGCTTGTCATGAAGCGATATCTACGCCTGACCTACTGGCGACCTACTTCGAAGCGATGGCTCTAGCTGCGTAGAACCATATTAAGCCTTCGGCACCCACGGCAGAAGCTTAGCCTGCAGCGCCGCGAAATGCACACGCCAGTGACCCGGCGCACCAATTCCAGGGCGCTCCCATTTCTGTATCGCCTGGGTAGACAGGCCGCACATGGTCGCCAGCATCTCTTGCGTCCAGCCCATCTCGGCGCGGAATTGCTTGATGCTCTGGCTGTCGAGCGGCATGTAGATATCTCGCGGATCGGACGGTGACATTTCGCTCTCCTTCTGCTATATTGGGGAAGGTAGCCGACGTTTCCGCCGACTACCAACCCGCTTTAGAGGGGCCTTACTTTCTGAACCAGACTTTGCAGGTGAGGATCAGTTTGGTGAGGCCCCACTTAGCGGAGAAGTGAAACCGTAGTTTCATCGGCTTCTCCTTTCTAAGCCATCAGGCAAAGCGACCTGACCCATTCTTTCTACTATTACTCAGTAGTAGTTGCAAGCAAAAAAGACAACATGAGACAATAAAATCTGTTGGTATTTTTGTTGGTATCGCCAAAATAAATTCAATAAAATCAATGGCGTTAGGGGACCTCAGGGGTCGCCA